TCTTCTGGAACTTCTGGCGCAAATGGTTCAGCAGGAACTCCCGGAACTCCCGGTTCTTCAGGAACTAGCGGATCTTCAGGAACAAGTGGTTCATCTGGAACAAGTGGCGCTAATGGTGCTAATGGTGCCAACGGTTCATCAGGAACAAGTGGATCGTCAGGAAGAAACGGATCTTCGGGTACAAGCGGATCTTCTGGAACAAATGGTTCTAACGGTTCTTCTGGAACTTCTGGCGCAAATGGTTCAGCAGGAACTCCCGGAACTCCCGGTTCTTCAGGAACTAGCGGATCTTCAGGAACAAGTGGTTCATCTGGAACAAGTGGCGCTAATGGTGCTAATGGTGCCAACGGTTCATCAGGAACAAGTGGATCGTCAGGAAGAAACGGATCTTCGGGTACAAGCGGATCTTCTGGAACTTCTGGCGCAAATGGTTCAGCAGGAACTCCCGGAACTCCCGGTTCTTCAGGAACTAGCGGATCTTCAGGAACAAGTGGTTCATCTGGAACAAGTGGCGCTAATGGTGCTAATGGTGCCAACGGTTCATCAGGAACAAGTGGATCGTCAGGAAGAAACGGATCTTCGGGTACAAGCGGATCTTCTGGAACTTCTGGCGCAAATGGTTCAGCAGGAACTCCCGGAACTCCCGGTTCTTCAGGAACTAGCGGATCTTCAGGAACAAGTGGTTCTAACGGTTCTTCTGGAACAAGCGGTAGCAGCGTAACTGTTTCAGGAACAACAAATTATTTAGTTAAATTTACTTCTGCTTCTACCATCGGTAACTCAGTTGGTTATGATAATGGTACTAATATTGGTATAGGTACAACAAATCCAACACAAAAATTAGATGTTAATACTGGAACAGTTACCGCTGGTTTGGGTGCTAAAATTGGTGAAGCAAGACTTGGAAGCTGGATAGGGGACGGCAATTATGCTGTTTTTATACATAATAGCATTGGAGCCAGTGCTAATTCTTATGCTTTATTGCAATATTCAGATGGTACAACATATTTAAATGCTGCGAGCACTAAAAATCTTTATTTCAGAATAAATAATTCTGATAAAATGATTTTAACATCTGGTGGAAATGTGGGTGTTGGAACTACTAGTCCGGGTGGAAAATTTTCAGTTGTTCCAGATGGTAATTTTCCTACAGCAAGAATTAATAATAGCGCATCAGGTTTAGATAATGAAGTATTTCAAAGATGGGCTTATTTGGATACTTCAGATGCATATTATTTAGATTTGAAACAGACAGTGACAGCAGGAGTTGTGCGATATAATTTTTCGATGGTCAATAACAGTACAGCATATAATGATGTACTTATATTAGATCGTGGAAACGTTGGTATTGGTTCAACATCTCCTGCTTATAAATTTGATGTAGTTGGAGATGGAAGGTTTAGTAGTAGTCTTGGCATAGGTGGCGCACCAGCTTCAAGTCGTGTTTTGACTTTAACAAATACTAGTGCAACTGATAGACCAGCTATTAAAATAGTTAATCCTAATTTTTATTCTAACACAAGTTCTACAGGAAGAACGTTTTATAGATGGATGCCAATAGACATAGATGGCACTACATATTGGATAGCAATTTATACAGCATAATTTACATGAATATTATATATACAATAGCTCGTTATGAATTTATTGATAAAGATAGGTTTTTAGTTGGTTTTAATGTTAAAGACGATTTTGAAAATAGCGCATATGCAGAACATATTTTATCTTCTTCAGAAATATCTGGTAAAACAACACAAGAAATATGCCAGTTAGCTTATAGTTCTTTAAAAAATAAAATTGAATCGTTGAAACAAGCTTTTGAACAAAATAATAATTCTAAAATTGGATATCAATTTATACCTGAAGAATGAAAAAATTAATCTGTCGCGTTCCTTGTTCAGCTATTTCAGGATATAAAAAATTAATTAACAAAACAGTTGATGTTTTAAAGCAAAACTATGATTTAACTTTATTTCCAATCGAGGGTTTTTTTCAAGAAAAAACAGATTATCAATTTGGAAAAATAACTAAAGAAAATTTTAAAGCAGATGAATTAATAATTTCTTCTTTGCCTTTAGATAGATATGGATCTTTGATTAATGTTTTACCTGATAAAGATAATATATCTTTTATAACAATGTGGGAATCAACTTATTTGCCTCGTTTTTCTGTTGAGGAGTTGAATCATTTTCAAGGAAAAATAATGGTTCCTTCTTTGTGGAATATAGATGTTTTTAAATTAAGCGGTGTCAAAAGAGTTAATCATTTACCGTTATTTGTTGATGATTCACTTTTCTTATATAAAGAAAAATCTGATTTGAAAAAATTTACTTTTTGTGCTGGAGCTTGTAGTGCAACGTCTTCGGGGAACGGTAAAAGAAAGAATTTTGAGATTATTCTTTCAGCATTTAGAAAAGCATTTAAGAATGTTAAAGACGTAGAAATAAAATTTAAATTATCTGTTTGTGATAAGCCAAAATTATCTAATATATTGGATGATAGAATTTCTTTTAATTATAAAGATTTGACAGATTTTGAAATTCATGAATATTTAAAAGAATCTGATGTTTTTGTAACAAGCGCAAAAGCTGAAGGTTGGGGATTTTTTCAAATAGAATCTCTTGCAATTGGTAGACCAGTAATTACGGCAAATTATGGCGGAGTAAAAGATTTTTGTAACAAAGAGAATTCTTTTTTTGTGGATTATGAAGAACAGTTAGCAATAAACGCTTGGGGAAAAAATGGTGGTTGTTGGGCAGAAGTAAAAGAAGAATCTTTAATAGAACAAATGCGTTATTGTTATGAAAATAAAGATACTATAAGACATAATTGGCAAAAATATTCTGAAAGTGTTTTACCTAAGTTTAGTTTAAAAAATTATGAATTTAATTTAATAAATTTATTAAATTAATATGAAAATTTTGATTACTTCTTATATGACTCCTCAAGCGAGTCATAGATTTTCATTTTTTCATAAAGTGACAGGAAATTTTAGTTATTTTGTCGCTTCTGAATTATGCGAAAATTTTCCTTTTGATTTTAGTGTTGCTCGATTAAAAAATAAATGTATAAAAGCCGCAAAGATAATAAAGCCAGATTGGCTTATTATTTTATCTGGTATTGATTCAAGTATAATTAAGTTGCCTTCATTTAAAAAACTTGATTCTTGTGCGTTACATTTGGGTTATCGAATGTCTAAAGAAAATATTCCTGAAAAATGTTCCAATTGGATATTATCAAAAAAAATATATGAAAATTTTCTTCTAGATGAAGAATTTAAATGTTACGGTTGGGAGGATTTTGATTTTGTTTATAATGTTTGTAAAGATATAAAAAAGCAATCTTGTCGAGATTTTTTAACAGTTGACATTAATGATGATAATGTTAACACGAAACTAATAAGCAAAAGTCCTTTCGCTATTGAAAACTGGGAAAGCAATAAAGTAAAATTTTTAAATAAATATATGCGCTTAAATAAATTATCTTTTGACTTTGAGAAACATGATTCGTTAAAATAATCTTGATTTTTTCATGTTTGTATATATTATTGTTGTATGGGTGATAACTTAAATGTTCCTGCAACTAACGCAGTTCAAGATCCCTCAGAGATCTTGACTGTTAATTTCACAAGAGAAGAGTTGTCGGTAATGGTGAATATTCTTGATCTCGCAACAAAATACGAAGGGTTGAGAATAGCGGAAACTACTCTTTTCCTTTCAAAGAAGATTAGAGAGTCTTTAACACCAAAGACTGTATAATTAATAATTTAACAAATAGAGCTGTCGATATATCGGCAGCTCTTTTTTTGTTTTTATATTTAGTTAGTGTATATAATATATAATGTCTTATACAAGAAACAGAGTTATATATGCTGGCAATACGATTTTGATGTCGGAATCTCCTTCGTGGGAAGATCAAACGGGTGTTGCTTCTTTGAAGTCAATTAGACGTGTTCAGTCAAGCAATATTGAAATATCTACTCCTGTAACTAGGGCGAAGCAAGTAGGTTCGTCTGATTTTACATTTCAAAGATATTTACAATACCCTAAAATATCTACTTCTTTTAGTTATTATTTAACTGATAATTCTAATGAGTTGATAATGGGTTTTATTACAGATGGGGTGACTGGGTGTTTTAAAAATTTTGCTGATTTTGGTAAAGATCAAAATATTTTTTACGTTTTATCAAATACTAATGCGGAAGACTTTTCAGATGTTGGCAGTTTATCTGGTTATGATGTAATGAGTATAGGGAACTGCTTTTTAACGAGCTATTCGATAAATGCAGCTGTTGGGACTATACCAACAGCAAGCGCGTCATATGATTGTTTAAATATATTATTTCAAAATTATACAGGAACTGGAACTTTATTACCGTCAATTGATTTAACAGGAGCCGCAAGATCAACTGGGACATATGCTTTAACGGCTTTTAATCTAAATCCTCAGAATTATTTTTCTAACCAAGATGATAGACCCGCTGCATTGCGTCCCGGTGATATTGTTTTGCAAATGCAACAGCCTCTGATTGGTGGTATTAGATATACAGGTACTGTTGAGGCAAATATAACTTCAGTCAATGTAGAAATTCCTTTAGATAGAAGAGATTTAGTGGGGTTTGGTAGTAATTATCCTTATGATAAACGATTATTATTTCCAATTATTGGAACATTATCTTTTGATGGTATTTTTGATAAAGCAGTAACAGGAGATTTTACGCAAATATTTGATGATGAAAACGAATATGATTTTAGTTTTGTTTTTAAAAATTGCAATGGGGATACAAGTTATACTGTTGGTGTTTCAAATGCCCGTGTTGAGTCTCAAAATTTTAATTTATCGATAGGAGATAATATGGCTTTTAGTTCTCAGTTCTCATTTAGAATTTCAGAAACAAGTGGTTTTACTCTTTCAGGAGCAGCAGAATTAATTACTGGAGAACTAATTGATTCTATTAACAATCAAACATTAGTTTTGTTATAATATGAAAGATAGAAATATATTTTCATCTAAAAATCCGCCAAGTAGTTGGACTCGAAATCCAAATAGTTTTCTAAAAATATTGATTTGTCTGGTTTTGCTGTTTATGTGGATAATGGTGAAAATTGGACTAAATCTGCAAAAAGTGGTGTTTTAATTAGTGATAAACATATTTTATTTCCTCAACACTTTATATCTAATCCTTCAACTCCGTTTGATGTAAAATTTGTTAATAATAATAATGAAGTTTTTACTTATACAGTAACTGCTACAACATGGTTATCTGGAACAGATATATTAATAGGAGTTTTAAATACAACAATAGATTCTTCTTTATGTTTTTATAAAATTTTACCTTCTGATTTTCAGGATTATTATTCAATAGTATTAGATCCGAATGGTAGCGGATTAGAAATGCCTGTTGTATATACTGATCAAGAAAAATTTTTATCTGTTGGGGATGCAAAACTTGATAGAGGAACGTCAAGTCCTTATCCTTGGGTTTGGAAGGTTTATTCAAGTTTAAATTCTAAAAAATATAGTTATTCTAGAGGTTTAATATCGGGCGATTCTGGTAATCCAATTTTTGTTGTGTTAAATAATGAATTGATTATTTTAGGTGTTTGGCTTTCAGGAACTGGTACTCGGGATGCTTCTCCTCCGGGTAAAGAATTGGGTGTATTACCGGCTATTCATGAATATCTTTCAAGCATAAATACTATTATGACTAATTTAGCGGGTAGTAGTTATTCTTTAACTGAAATCGAAAAAAATTTTAATCAGTTTTTAGGTTTGAAAAAACCAAGTATTTCTGTAGGCAGTAACATTTACTCGGAATCTGTTTTAAGTTATAATAAATCACCTTCAATTAACGGAATTGGACAATCTGGTAAAACGGTATCTTTAGATGATGATGGCTATGTTTATGGACCTTTTAATTTAAATTATGATGTTGGTTTAGGTTATAGTATTAATCCTTCATCTCCTTATTTGGGTTCAGCAATAAATAATTTAACAGTTGAAATTAATTATGGTGGCAGTGCAGGTTCTTCTTCTGAAATTATTGCTTATAAAGCTTTAGTTATTCCTGCTCCAGTTTTAAATTCTATAAGTAATACAAACAATAAAAGACCTATTATTTCAGGAACTTGGACACAAGCTGAATTGCCTAGTTATGCAGAAAACCTTCATGTTGATATTTATGATAATGATACAATTATTTCCAGCGAGTATATTTACATTGATGATGTATTAGCTGAAATAATAAGTGATGTTATGCTTAATAATGTAAATGCTAATTTATCTTTCACTTTTGCTTATTTGCCAACATCTGATTTATCTGTTGGTTCGCATACAATAAAAGCTAAAGTTTATTATTATAAAAGTTCAAGTCCTGATATAAATAATACAAGTTCTTTTAGTAATTCAGTGACTTTTGATGTCTTAGATACTGGTGGTTCTTAATTAAAACTCAATTTTTGCATTTTTTGTTTCTATAGTTTTTGGTCTGTCTTTAACATGTTTTTTGCCGTTTGTTTTCTTTTTATAATCGTCGAAATACTTGCGCTTAATAGGATCTTCGCCGCCATTCAAGGCTGCCCTTCGGTCTGATAGTTCAGAAGAATAATCTAATAAATCACCATATCGACCTTTCATATTTTCTGTTTTATTCACGAACCCTTTATTATCAAATGGATCAACTACTTTTGCATTTCCGATATTAACTTGTGGCAGATCATAAACTCGCTCCCAAAAATCCTCGTCTCCATTTTCGCCGCAATAATGCTTATATTCTTTCATAGGCATTACTACATCAATAATTTTGCCTGTTTTTTTATTTTTGAATTGATAGACCATAACTATTATATGAAATATATAAAAAATTAAAGCGCGGTTTTTAGGCCGCGCTTCTTTTTATTCTATTTGAATTGTTCTAAGCCTTTCTTTCTTCTTGGGCAATTTGACTGACAGTAAGCCGTTAGTCATTTTCGCTGTTACTCTTTCAAAGTCATAATCGTTTACATCGTATAAATAATCATCAAAGTCAACGGCAAAGGTTTGCTTATCGTCTATTTTGATATTAAGCGCTTTATTTGAGATAAAGATCTTAACGTTTTCTTTAGATTTACCAGCTAGTTCAAAATTAAAAACTAGTTCGTTGTCTGTATCGTTATATGTATATTTAAGAGTTTTGTAGTACATAGTAAAATACATATAGCAAGAATCATGCCAACTTTTTTAAGCTGAAAAATCATTTACTAGAGTCATTTTGACACTTTTAATTCTTTATTGAGCCAAGAAGTGTGTCAGCTGTTGTCTCATATGTGAACTTTTCTTGTAGTTTTAGTCCATTTGGATTAGGCTTCTTTGCGTACTCAACAGATTTTAAGATCGCAGCATCCATTTCGTCATCTGAAATATCAAAAAACTGACCTTGATTAAAAGCTGAGTTGGGAGTGAAAAAGATTCCATCATAACAGTCTTTTAGCTTTGTTGGTTCAACTAGAATGCAATTGTCTGCTGTCGCCCAATCTTTGTGAGCTGTTGCGTTCATAACAACGCTCCATTTGCCTAACGCAGTAGAATTGAATGCAGGCAAGTTCCATCCTTCTGCTCCGCTTAATCCGCTGAGATCAATGTCTATGCTGTTTAAGTAATCATTGACTTCACTATTTGTCTGCATATAAGGAACAAAATTAATATTGTTGTACTGCTTGCCTTCAAATATCTTAATCATTTCGTCTTGAAATTTAGCTTTGTCTAAGAATGGATTTGTTACAGCACAAGACAGCTGATACTTAGAATTATTACCAAAAAGCTTGAGCCAAGATTTGATTATTCTAGCAGTGTTTTTTCTCTTTTCGAACTTACCAAGTATTCCAAAATGAATTTTGTCTTCTAAATAAGTTTTTCCAGTTAAAGAGAAATCTTTATCAAAACCAAGAGGAACAAATTTTACATTAGCAATATCATTCATTTCAAATATTCGTTTTGTATAATTAGAAGTTACGAATACTTGATCTTGGCATTTAAGAATATTTTTTTCAATAGCCGTTACTTGAGATACTTCATGAAAAGTTAAAAGAGATTGATTTTTTGTATATCGAGATTCGCTAGAGTTAATATGCCATAGCTTTAAAGATGGCAAATCCTTATCTATCTTCTCGTATCTAGATGACGCAGCTTTCTTTACATATTCAATAAAATCATTGTCGATCTTATCATAAGCGCCAAAATCTAACTTATCTCCAATCGGAAAGAATACCAAATCTATATTTTTCTTATAAAATTCTCTTAAAATGTTTACAGAAACATTTCCAAAAGATAAAGAGTTAATCGGCGCTGAAACTAGTAATCTCATATTTAGATCTTATGTTTTTAGATATAGAATTCAATGCAGCATTATGAATATTAATACATCCTTGTATGCTTAATTTCATTTCTTTGCTTATTTTTCTCCAAGGGGTAAGTTTTTTATTGCCTGAATACCTCATGGAGAATATCTTGTGCAATCTTTTGTCAGGATGATTTTGCAGTTGTACTTTGAAATCTTTTAATACTGAATCTTTAAAGTCTTGTTGAGCTTTATTGCATTCATATTTTATTTTTTCAAAATCATAAGAATGATCGTTTAGTTCAATATATTTTCTATTTTTGTTAGAAGCATTTAGACACATCCATTTGGCTTCGTTTCCTAAAAATGTAGAAAACTTAGTTCCTTTATCTTCATCGTATTTCAAGGCAGAATTATATATTGCTAATTCTTTATCGTTTATGATTTCTTCTCTTAAAGTATCGTTATTGCAGTTCTTTAGAAAAGAATTAACGATATCTAGATAAATTCCAGAATGCCTATCGATTAACTCTGATAAAGATTTATCTACATGTTTATTTCTTTTTATGTTTTTGATTAATTGTATATCACTTAAATTCTCCATATAATGACCATTTATTTTTAAAGAATAAACGATTTATATGCCAATTGCAAGTTTCTTTTTCTTCAGTAAATGTTTTCCATTTTATCTTATAATCTGCCGCTCGTTTTAATATAGGATCGTTTAGTTTCTCTTGAAAGTTAGCGGGTTTTTGACCCATTCTGCTTAAATGTATAACAAAACCGCCGTTTTGTTTAATCCATTTAGCTTCGTTTTCATATCTTACATCAGTAATAATCACTATTATTTTATTGTTAATAGACGATTTAACTTTTTTCTCTATTTTTTTAATCCAGTAATCTTGATCTAGTTTTCGGCAAACATCTGTGCCGTAAGAAACTAGAATAGGTCTTATAACATCTTTTTCAGCATTGTTTTCGGTGAAAGCTGAAATATTCAGTTTATTTTTCAAAAAATCATCAAGATCATGTTTTAATGCAGAAGCAAACGATATCGTTAAACAAGGAAATCCATTCTTTTGAAGCTTTTGCATCAAATATTTACCTAACGTATCTTTTCCACATCTAGCAACACCAGCTATTCCAAAAATTAATGGAAGTTGTTTCTGTACAATTTTTTTCCTACGTTTAATAATAAAATTATGAGTATTTTGCATCTAAGGTATACCTAAGGTAATTATTAAGGTTATCCAGAGGGATTTTTTAACGTGACACTATGGAAATTTGCTGCGGTTGCACTTTGATTAATTAAACTTTCTTCGAAGACTTCGAAAGTTTAATGTAAAGTTTCTCCTTTGTCAAGAAAAAAAGAAGAAAGAGAAGATAAATCTTTAGCTAATTTATAATATCCTAAATCTGTTAATACTTCTGGAACGTGTAAAAATTCAATTTTATCATCCCTGTCATTTACTTTTTTAATATTCATTAAAAGTGATAATTTAGCATTTTTGCCTAGCTTTTCTATTACCTCTTTTAAGGCCATAGTAGCAGCTTCAGTATAATTACAACTTAAAATAATACTTTGCCAATCAGCACATTCAACTAGATAAAAATCTTCTTGACTTTCTTCTGTCTTAAACATAAGATTAGAGTATATTAATAAATGCAAGATGTCAATAAAAAAATACTTTGGCTTGCAGATTTTGATTTAGATCAAGCGGCTGGCGGAGCGCAAAGAAGCGATAAGATTTTAATAGATCATGGTAAATCGTTGGGGTTTGATATTTTCAAAGTAAATCAATCTAATTTTGGGCCTCATATCAATTTGCACGATTATGATATTTTAATTAGCTCAAACATATGTTCTTTGCATTTCAAAAATAATTGGCTGTTAGATGAAATATCTAAACATAAGCATCATATTCGCATTGAACATGATTCTAACAACTATCTAACAAACGAACAAAGAAAAAAACTATTTTCTAATTGTAAAAAGACATTCTTTTTAACCGAATATCACCATGAATACTTTGTTCAAGATTATGGCGATATATTTCATAACGTAGAAATAGTTCCTGATCCTATCGATACTGATTTGTTTTGCGATCTAAAAAAAGAAAGAGAAAATAAAATTTTGTATTCTGGTTATATGCATCCTTTAAAAGGAAGCTATGAATTTTTTGATTTTGTGTTACAGAATACAGATTTAAAGTTTGTTGTATCTGGATGGACTGATTATCCATCTTTAGGCTTTTTATGTAAAAGCGTTCCAAATGTTGAATATATTGGAATCACTGATTACTCAAAAATGCCAGAAATTTATAACAAATATTCTCATTTTTACTATAATCCCAATCTAAAAGAACCATTTTGTCGTTCTTTCGCAGAAGCTTTTTTATGTGGCTGTAAAATAATAAGCAATAAAGTAAATCAAATAGGCAGTTATCAATATTTTGCGAAACACGGAAAAGAAAAATTTATAAACGATTGTAAAAACGCACACATAACTTTTTGGAAAAAAATATGAAAATAATATTAGTTTGCAACAAAAATTTGCCTCGCGAAAACCTTAACAGAATGGATTCTGGATACTATAATGTATATATTCCATTAATAGAACTCGGGCATCAAGTTTATTTTTACGATACTATAAATCCAAAAGAAAAAGATTTTTCAAAAGTCGTCGAGCGATTTCAACCTGATTTAATTTTTTGTTGTTTAACTGGCAATCCTCAAATTACTCCCTATGAACCAATTGAAGAAATTAAACAAATAACTAACTCTGGTAAAATAAAGACGTTTAATTGGTTTTGCGATGATACTTGGAGGTTCGAAAGTTTTTCTCAGTATTTTTGTCATTATTTCAACGTTTGTTCTACTCCAGAATACTCTTATATTCAAAAATTCAAACAATCTGGTTATAGCAATATAATCCTAGGACAATGGCATTGCAATGAAGATTTGTATTTGCTAAATCAAAAAAAATACAATATTGGTTTTTGTGGTGGGTTAAATCAAACAAGGTTAAACTTTTTAAAACAGTTAAATCAACAGGTTTCATATTTTTCAGGATGCTCTTATGAAGATATGATCTCATTATATGCATCTTGTAAAATAGTTTTGAATCTTACCATCAATGATAACGATACTCAAAAAAAACGCCAAATGAAATTGCGAATCTTTGAAGCTACTTGCGCCAACAGTATGTTATTAACTGAAAACGTCGAAAATATAGAAATGTATTATAAACCAAATAATGAAATCATTTGTTTCGAAAATGTCGAAGAATGTATTGATAGAACTCAATTCTTTTTAAATAATGAAAGCGAAATGCAAAAAATTACCCAAAAAGGAAATGAAAGATTTTTAAAAGAGCATACTTCAAAAATCAGACTAAACAATCTTCTCAAAGAGATAAATAAAATATGAAAATTTATATTCAAAGACATTCTGAATTTGCTGGTAAATGGATATATTCTGGATATGCTCACGCTTGGGCTTATTTAGATCATCAAGTAAAATTTATTTCTCAATTGGAAGAAATTAAAGATGATTCTAGTTATTTATTATTTATTACAGATGGAATAGTGACAGAAAATAATCTTAAATATTTAAAAAATAGTCATAAAACTTTTTTGTATGTACAACCCAATGAATTTCCACATCACTGGGGAAAACACCCAAATTTTATTTCTGCTTTACAGCCGGACATCGTTAATGAAATTAACGGTCTTAAAAATGTAATAAAATGGTTTTTCGGATATGATACAAAAACATATTTTACATTATGGAAAAATGTTGTGTCAATGCCTTTAGCTTATGATAATATAAATTATTTTTCTGATGAAAGTTATAATCATGATTATGATTATGATATTTGTTTTATTGGCGGGTTCGCAAACAATGGATTTAATGAAAAAATCACGATAATACAAAACACCCTAAATGCTTTTTTAAAAGCTGGATTTAAATGTGGATTTTCAGTAGGTCAGAACATATCTCATGAATTAGAAAATTATGTTTTAAATAGATCGAAAGTTGCATTGAACGTACACGATTTATATCAAAGAACGCTAGGGCTAGACACAAATGAAAGAACTTTTAAATCGTTAGGATGTAATGGTATTTTAATATCTGATTGCGTTAAACAGTTAGGATTATTATTTCCTCATTGTTATCAATCAAATAATCTTGATGAATTAATAGAAAAAACTAAAGAGTTTTGTCAATTGGATCTATATGAATTAAGTTTGCATAAAAAACAAAACAAAAAAATAATAGAAGAAAAACACACATATATAAAAAGAGTGCAACAATTCTTAAAAATAAATGAAAATTTCCATTATAGTTCCTAATTACAATAAAGAAAAATATATTGCAGAATGTTTAACGTCTTGTTTAAATCAATCATATGAAAATTTACAATTATTAGTTATCGATAACGAAAGTACTGACAACAGCGTAAAAATTATAAAAGAATTTCAAAATTCTCACCCTAATAAATTTATATTTGATATTGCAAAAAATATATATCCTCGTTGCTGGGACGAATGTATAGAAAAAGCTTTTGAATACATATCTGGAGAATATTATACAATTGTCGCGTCAGATGATTTTATACATAAAGACTATATAAAAAACTGCGTCGAATTCATAAAAATAAAAAACTGTAACTTTTTTCAATCTTCTTTAAGATGGGTTGATGATAATAAAACTGTCTTAAGAGAGATGGTTCAAAATTATAATGGCGTTGTTGATTTAAAAAATCAATTACTTAAAGGATGTTTTATAAATTCTCCTACTGTTTTTAGAAAAGTAGGAATAGAAAAGAGTTACAATATAATTGCAAACCCCAAAAAATATTCTGGAGCTGCTGATTATGATTTATATTGTCAAATAGTTGATAAAGATTTATATATAGAGAACTGCTTAGAATGGCTTGGTTATTATTACAGGGTTAACGAACTTCAAGCAACATGGTTAATGCAAAGCGACGAAATTAAATACGATAAACTGATTCAAAAAAAATGGAGAGAAAAATGGATGAATTAAATGACATTCTACAGCTGATCAAAAAATATATTGATAATAAACAAAAAACTTGGACGCCTGAAAAAGATTGGGTTCAATACGCCGGTCCATATTTTGATTCTGAAGAATATGTCACTTCGATCAAATCTCTTTTAAATGGCTGGTTAGTGCTTGGTCAAGACGCTATAACTTTTGAAACAAAATTTCCACAACAACTCGGAAAAGAATATGGCATATTAACCAATAGTGGAAGCAGTTCTAATTTAATTATGATGTCCGCAATGACATCGAAAAGATTATACAATTTCCCTAAAGGAACAAAAGTAATTACTCCAATCGCTGGATTTCCAACTACTATTAATCCTATTTTTCAAGTTGGATTTGAACCTATTTTTGTTGATATAGATATAGATACTTTGAATCTGAATTTAGATCAAGTTGAAGAAGCGGCAAAAAAAGGAGCTAAAATAATCACTTTTGCTCATGTTTTAGGAAACCCTCCAAACATGAATCGATTAATGGAAATCGTAAATCAGCATAATCTTATCTTACTTGAAGATTGCTGTGATGCTTTGGGTTCTACTTATGACGGAAAACCTCTTGGTAGTTTTGGAGAACTAGCTAGTTGTAGTTTTTATCCTGCACATCACATGACTATGGGTGAAGGTGGTTTTGTGGCTTGCAAGACTCAATTACAAGAAATAGTTACTAGAAGCTTCAGAGAATGGGGCCGTGGATGTTATTGCGTTGGAAAGAAAGCTAATTTATTAAAGAACGGTTCATGCGGTAAACGTTTTTCTAACTGGTTACCAGAACTTCCAGATGAAGAGTTCGATCACAAATATGTTTATGATGAAATTGGATATAATTTAAAACCAATGGAGCTTCAAGCTTCAATGGGTTTAGCTCAAATGAAAAAACTTCCAGAAATACATGTTTTAAGAAAACGCAATCATGCTCTGCTCTGCGAAGCTTTTAGCCAATATGAAGATTATTTTATTATTCCTAAAGCAACTAAATTATCAGACCCAAGCTGGTTTGCATTTGCAATAACTATTAAAAATAATGCCCCATTTAAGCGTAAACATATTGTCCAACATTTTGAAAACGCTAAAATTCAAACCCGCCCTTATTTTGCTGGCAACATTATGCTTCAACCAGCGTATTCAGGTATTATGAATCCCAAAGATGTTATTGAAAAATATCCAATAGCCCGTAAAATCACAACAGATACTTTTTTCTTAGGCACAAGCCCAGTAATAACTGAGGAACAAATATCTTATATTAAAAAAAACTTAGATTTATTTATTCATAATTTATGAAAATAGTTTATATTACTGGTTGTTTAGGTTTAATCGGTTCTCATTTAACAAGACTTTGTTTACAAAAAGGATATTATGTAATCGGACTAGATAAAATAACATATGCGGCAAGACCAGATTTACTAAAAGAATTTAACAAGTATGAAAAATTTAAATTTGAACAAAAAGATATTTGCGATTTAGATAGACTCGTAGATTGCGATTATTTTATAAACGTAGCCGCCGAAACACATGTCGATAATTCAATAAGAAAAAGTGATGATTTCATCAAAACAAATATAGATGGCGTTTATAACATCCTTGAGTTATTAAAAACTTACAAAAGAGAAGGAATGATTGTTCCTACTTTTTTACATTTTAGCACAGATGAAGTTTATGGCGATATTTCTAACGGAGAACACATAGAAACAGATATTTTAAAACCAAGCAATCCATATTCCGCAACAAAAGCTGCTGCTGATCAATTAATACTTGCTTGGGCTAGAACTTATAAAATAAATTATATTATAATTAGACCTACCAATAATTATGGAATTGGGCAGTATGTCGAAAAATTAATTCCAAAAGCTTGTAAATGTTTAACGCTTGGCAAAAAAATACCGCTTCACAACCAAGGCACACCTTTTAGAAATTGGTTACACGCCAAAGATACAGCTAATGGAGTTGTTAAAATAATTGAAAGCGGAATCAAAAATGAAATATTTAATATTGCAGGAGGATTTGAACAAAGCAATATCAAAACAGTCGAAAAAATCATTTCGGAATATTTTGGACATTTACCTTGTAATTACCAAGAAAAGTACTTGGATTTATCTATTTCTAGAGAAGGTCAAGATGTTAGATATGCCTTAAATGATAATAAATTAAGAAGTTTAGGTTGGATTCCTGAATGCAGTTTCGATCAAGAACTCAAAGAAATAGTTGATTTCTATAAGAAAAATTTTATATGGTAAATAAAAACAATAAAACACTTGTTAAAAGAATACTAGAAATAGCATATAAATATAAACTAAGCCATCTAAGTAGCTATTTTTCTTCGATAGATATAATAGATAATATTTATAAAAACAAAAACGAAAAAGATATTTTCATTTTATCTAACGGACACGCAGCGTTAGCTTTATACGTCATTATAGAAAAATATTTAAAAATAAATGCTGAAGAGCTATTTTTAAAACACGGCGGCCATCCTCATTTAGATCCACTTAACGATATACATTGTTCAACCGGAAGTTTAGGGATGGGTATCACAGTGGCTGTAGGTCGGGCTTTAGCAAATCAACATAAAAAAATTCATTGTTTAATAAGTGATGGCGAATGTGCCGAAGGTTCAATCTGGGAATCTTTAAGAGTCATAAAAGAAAAGAAAATTTCAAATATTGAAGTACATTGCAATTGCAACGGATATGCGGCTTATGACCCTGTAGATGCGGAATATTTAAAGAATAGATTATTCTCTTTTTTACCCTCAATAAAATTCCATCAAACAAACGGTAATTTTTTTCCTTTTATCAAAGATTTAAACGGTCATTATCATATCATGTCTCAAGCTGATTACGAAAAAAGTTTAGAGATACTAGAAACAATATGAGAAAAAAATTTAGTCAAATATTACTTAACAAAATGCAAGAAAATAATAATATTTATTTTCTAACAGCAGATTTAGGATACGGATTATGGGATGAAGTTAGATCAGCTTTTCCAAATAGAGCTTATAATATTGGATCTTCAGAACAATTAATGTTAGGTTGCGCAACAGGATTTGCTTTGGAAAATAAAATTCCAGTCTGTTATTCTATAACTCCATTTATCTTATACAGACCTTTTGAATTCATACGAAATTATTTGAACGAAGAAAAAATTCCTGTAAAATTAGTTGGGGGAGGCAGAAATAAAGATTATGGATATCTTGGATTCAGCCACTGGGCAGAAGACGATATCAAAATAATGCAATGTTTTAATAATATAAAACTTTTTAAACCTGAAGAAAAAGATCTAGAAACGATTACCGATGAATTTTTATTTAATGAAATGCCATCATATTTAAATCTTAAAAAATGAGAATTTTATTAACAGGTTCTAACGGTTATATAGCAAAAAGCTTTCATAAAAGATTTAATAATCAATATAAAATAATTTCCCTTAATAGAAATATAATTGATTTAACAGATATAAATAAAGTAGACCAATTTTTTAGCGAGAATGAAAAATTCGATTTTGTTTTGCATACAGCAATAAAAGGAGGAAACAGACTGATACAAGACAGCAGTGAAATTCTTGATCAAAACATTCAAATTTATTTAAACTTAATCAAAAACAAACAAAGATATAATAAATTTATTAATTTAGGATCTGGAGCCGAAATACATCAAAAAGACACATTTTATGGATTAAGTAAAAAAGTCATAAATGAATCATTAAAAGATAAAGTTAATTTTTTTAATATTAGGATTTTTGGCGTATTTGACGAAAACGAAGAAAATAGAAGATTCATAAAAAATAATATTATAAACTACATAAACAAAAAAAATCTAATAATACATCAAGATAAAAAAATGGATTTTTTTTACATGCAGGATTTATTATCACTAATTGATTTTTATATAAATTCTTTAAATCCGCCTAAAGAAATAGACTGCACTTATGAAAATTCTTATTTTTTATCTGAAATAGCTAATATAATCAATCAATTAGATTTACATAAATCTAATATAATTATTCAAAATAACGATAATTCTTCAAACTATATTGGCAAATATCAAAAAACAATAAACTTTATAGGCTTAACAGAAGGCATAAAGAACACCTATAAAAAAATACTATCAACATGAAAATAGGTTGTTTGATATATTCTACAACAGGCAGATATGAAATATTTCAAAAATGGGCCACAAATAGTTTTGTTAAACACCACCAAGATATATTATTATTTTCTCTCAATGAAAAAAGTGATATCATTACAGAAACAAATAAAAAATATCCTCAAATCAATTCCAGCACACCAATCGGAATTTTTAAAATGTATGTAGCAGCATTTTTATTTGATACATTCAAGCTAGATAAAATAATTATGCTTGGAGCAGATACTATTACTTGCGACAGGCTTTCAGAATTTGTTGAAGACAATGAGCATGATATTCTAACCTCTTTAGATTATCCCTATGTTCTACAAACAAAAAATTTAATTACAAATCAACCGTATATATTATCTTCTTTCACAAAAGAAAATCATGTGAATGCTGATGTAGTCTGTTTCAACAACATAGATTCAATACATGAAGTTATTGAAAGCTCTTTAAAATTAAAAAGTGAATACCATGAGCAAGCAGGACTTAATTACGTATGCAATGTATTAAATAAATTTAAAACAAAAATAGTAGACTCTGATTTCGAATCTAGTGAAATTTGTTACAATGTCAGAGCAAAAGGTAATTTATGCATAATACCTGTGTTCCTAAATAAAATAATTGTTTTTCAAAACGGACAATTTATATTTAAAGACGAAACATACAAATCAAACCAAGAAGTATATTTCAAATATATAAAAAATTTTAAAATCAAAAACGATAAACTTTTTACAGGAACCCATAGAAATATCATAAAAGAAAAACAAATCAAAGTTTGGCATTTTTGTGAAGGTTTCGGATGCTTATCAGACTCAGATTTTTATAAAAAAATTGATAATTGGATTAATCAAGGATTCAATAAAGAAACAAAACAATTTTTTGAAGAGCAGTGCGACTGCGTTTTTAATTAAAAATATGAAAATTTTAATCACAGGCGGTTCTAGCATGGTCGGAAAACACCTACAAAAAATATTTCCAAAAGCTATTTATTTAACTAGCAAAGATTGCGATTTAACTAATTACAATGAAACCTGCAATATAATTAAAAAAATAAAACCAAATACTGTTATTCATCTTGCCGCAAAAGTTGGTGGAATTATGGATAACATAAATAAGCCTGTTGATTTTTTTGAGCAAAACATATTAATAAATACAAATACGTTAAAAGCTAGTTATGTAAATGGTATTAATAAATTCATTGGAATTTTAAGTACATGCGTTTATCCTGATAAATTAGAAGATAATCAATATCCAATAGAAGAAAAACTATTGCATTTAGGACCGCCAACACCAACTAATTTTGCCTACGGATATGCCAAAAGATGTCTCGCAGTACAAATAGATGCATACAATAAACAATACGGGACAAAATATTCTTCATTGATTCCTTGCAATCTATATTCCGAAAACGATCATTTTACTGGCGACAAAGCTCATTTTTTATCTAGCTTAATATATAAAATACTCAAAGCAAAAAAAGAAAATCAAAATACAATAGAGCTGTTTGGAACTGGTTCTCCATTAAGACAATTTATGTATGCTGAAGATCTTGCAAAAGCAATTGTTCAAACGCTTGAATTGAATGAAGCTTTTAACTTTAATATTTGTACTGATGAAAACAAAAGCATTAAAGAAATAGCAGAAATAGCGCTTTTAGCATGTGAAGCTAGCCATTTTGAAATCAAATGGAATAAAAATAAACCAGACGGTCAATTCAGAAAAGACGCTTCGTCAAAATTGTTTTTGCAAAAGTTTCCAGAATTTAAGTTCACCTCTTTATTTGAAGGAATACAAAAAACTTATAATATCATAAAGAATGAAAAGCTGGAAGCTTAACGATTCAAATTTTACCTTCATAGATAGACTTAAAATATCTGCATTTTTTCTAAACAACAAAAATTTTTGGACGATGACAGATAAAGTTGCTTGTTTTGAAGAAAAAATAGCTGACTTTACAAATAACAAGTATTCTATTTTTGTTTCAAGCGGATCAACCGCGAACACGATTTTAGCTTATTATCTAAAAGATAATTTTTATACAGATAAAAGAAACACAATCGTTTTCCCATCAACAACATGGATTACTTCTGTTTCTCCTTTTATAAGAGAAGGATTTAAGCCAAAATTTATTGATATTACGCTCGATGATTTAGCTATCGATCTGAACAAACTAGAATCTTTTTTAGATAAAAACCATGAAGAAGTTTCATGTGTTTTTGTCACCAGTTTATTAGGTATCGTTCCTAATATTGATAAACTGGTAGAAATTAAAAACAAATATAATATCAACATAATGATGGATAATTGCGAAAATACTTTTGGTAAATTTAATAATAAAAATATCAGTAGTTATTTTACATCTACAACAAGCACATATTTCGGCCATCAACTACAAAGCGTTGAAGGTGGATTTATATTTACGAATGACGAAAAAGAAAGAGATTTATTTTTAATGTATCGAAATCATGGAATGACACGAAGCATCAAAAACAATTCTCAAATAAAAAACAACGATGTTGACAGCAGATTTGATTTTTATTTACAAGGTAATAACTTTAGGAATTCAAACATACATGCTTTAATAGGACTTTTAGATCTTAATAGAGTTGATAAATATATAAATGATAGGCAAACACTATATAAATACTTTTGCAATAAAGTTAACGATTCTATTTTAAAATATAAAAACAATGACAAAAATGAAAATTCTTTATTTTGCATACCTTTAATTTTTAATAATAAAATTAAAAAAGAAAAGACAGAACAATTTTGTCAACAAAACAATATCGAATCCAGACCCATCATATCTGGCAATTTATTAAGACAAACATGTTTAAAAAAATATGATGACTATTATAATTTTCCAAATAGCGAATACATTCATCAAAACGGTTTCTATGTAGGTTTAAATTCAAAAGTGTCTATCAAACAGCTAGATACATTAATTAATTTCATCAATAATATTTAAAATGAGTAAAAATATTTTAATCACAGGCGTTACTGGACAAGATGGCGCAAACATGGTTGAGTATCTTTTGAAAAATACTAACCATAAAATTTTTGGAATGATACGCAGATCTTCCAATATTAATTTATCTAACTGTCAGGTATTTAAAAATGAACCAAGATTTCAGTTTGAATACGGTGATTTATCTGATTCACAAAGCATCAATAATATTATAAGAAAAGTAGATCCTGATTATTTTATTAATTTTGCAGCGAACAGTTTTGTTGGTTGTAGCTGGCAAATGCCAGAACAAATGTTTGATATAAATAGTTTAGGAGTATTAAGGTGTTTAGAAGCAATTAAAAATCTTAAACCTTCTTGTAGATTTTATTCTGCTGGATCTAGCGAAGAGTGGGGAAATGTAGAATATAGCCCTCAAGACATGAAGCATCCTTTGAAGCCTAGAAGTCCATATGGAGCAAGCAAAGCTTCAGCAAGGCATATAGTTAAAGTATATAGAGAATCATATAATTTATATGCTGTACATGGTATTTTATTTAATCATGAAGGAACTAAAAGAGGAGAAGAGTTTGTCACTCGAAAAATAACAAAAGGAGTTGCGAGAATTTATCATGCAATTAAGAATTCACAAATCTTTCAACCTATTGAATTAGGTAATTTAGACGCTAGAAGAGATTGGAGTGACAGTGAAGATTTTGTTGATGGTGTTTGGAAAATGTTAAATCAAGAATCGCCAAAAGATTATATATTAGCTAGTGATGAAACCCATTCAATACGAGAGTTTGTTGAGAAAGCTTTTAATTATGCTAATGTTGAAGGATATTGGCACGGCAACGGAGTTGATGAAAAATATTATATTCATGATAGATATTTAGAAGATAAACAAGTTGAATCGCCTTGTTTAGTTAAAATAAATCCAAAATTTTATAGACCCGCTGAAGTTGAATTATTATTAGGAGATTCAAAAATAGCTAGAAAAGAATTAGATTGGGAACCAAAAATTTCATTTGACAAACTGGTCGAAAAAATGGTACGCTTTGACATAGATAATTTTTAAAATTAGTGTATAATTGTTTTTATCATGAGCGACTTAAACATTCTTTCTGAATCCTTTCTTTCCAAATATAAAAATAAGCAGCCCAACTGGGGTTTTAATGGTCTTGGTTATATAGTATATAAAAGAACTTATGCTCGATTAAAAGATGATGGCAATACTGAAGAATGGTGGGAAACAGTCGCTCGCTGTATTAATGGTGCTCAAAAAATCGGCGCTCAATATTCTCAAGAAGAAGCTGAACGTATTTATGATTATGTTTTTAATCTAAAGTGTAATTTTGCTGGTAGAATGCTTTGGCAGCTTGGGACATCAACTGTTGATCGATTTGGAGCTAATTCTCTTCTTAATTGCTGGGCAACAGCAATGCGTGAACCAAAAGCGTTTCTTTTTCTTTTTGAAAATCTAATGCTCGGTGGTGGTGTAGGTTATAGTATTCGTCGCGAAGATGTTCATGAGCTTCCTAAGATCAAGAAGGGAGTTGTTGTTTCTCATGAAGCTACTAAAGATGCAGATTTTATTGTTCCTGATTCACGAGAGGGTTGGGTTAAGTTGCTAGCTAATGTTCTTGATGCTTTTTATGTAAATGGAAAGTCTTTTACATATTCTACTATTTTAATTCGTGGTTATGGAGAACTCATCAGAGGATTCGGCGGAAAAGCAAGTGGACCACAAATTCTCATTGATGGAATTGAAAAGATCACAAAGATTTTCCAGAGTAGAGAAGGTAAAAAACTTCGTTCTATTGATGTACTTGATATTTGCAATATTATTGGAAGTGTTGTGGTTGCTGGTAATGTAAGACGTTCAGCAGAAATCGCTCTTGGAGATCCTGACGATATTTTATATCTTCGCGCTAAAAACTGGAGTTCTGGTAACGTTCCAAATTGGAGAGCAATGAGCAACAATACTATCTATGCCGATAATTTCGACCATATCATGGAAGAAGTATGGAAGAATGGATATGAAATAAACAAGCAAACAGGATATGCTAATGGTGAGCCTTATGGTTTATTTAATCTTCCTCTTTCTCAAAAATATGGTCGTATTGTTGATGGCCCTATTAGCGAATCAAAATTGTATCCAACAGATGTAGATAATTGTGAAATGACTAATCCTTGTGCTGAAATTAGTCTTTCAAATTATGAATGTTGTAATCTTTGTGAATTGTATTTAAATAATATTCAATCAAAAGAAGAACTAATTGACTGCGCAAAACTACTTTATAAAACACAAAAAGCTATCGCTGCACTTCCGTTTATTCATGAAGAAACAAATCGTATCGTTCACAAAAACATGCGTCTCGGTCTTGGCGTTACTGGTGTTTGCCAGTCTCTTGATAAGCTCGATTGGCTTAATGATTGTTATGTTGCTTTGCGTAAGTTTGATAAGCAATGGAGTAAGGAAAGAGGATGGCCCGAAAGCATCAAGCTTACCACAGTTAAGCCCAGCGGAACTTTGAGTTTGCTTGGTGGAGCTACTCCGGGTGTTCATCCTGCATATAGCCAGTATTATATGCGCACTGTTCGCATGTCTAGCTCTGATGCTCTTGTTCAAATCTGCAAAGACATGGGATATCATGTTGAGTATTTAATTAATTTTGACGGTACAGAAAACCATGATACCGTTGTTGTTTATTTTCCATGTGAAACTCCAGCAGGATCAATTCTTGCAAAAGACATGGATGTAATTAAGCAGCTCGACATGGTTAAGAAGCTTCAAACTGTTTGGTCTGATAACGCCGTATCAGTTACTGCATATTATAAGGAAGAAGAACTTGCCGCTCTACAAAACTGGCTAAAAGATAACTATGAAAAGAATATCAAGAGCGTTAGTTTCTTATTATTTAAAAATCACGGCTTTAAGCAAGCTCCATATCAAGAAATTGACGAAAAGTCATATCTAGCCGCTAAAGCTAAAGTTAAGCCATTAAGTGCTTTATCTATCAATTCTAATGAAATGTTAGATATGGCAGAATGTGCAGCAGGAATATGTCCTATTAGATAACCAAAGAGCCGCCGAAAGGCGGCTTTAATTTTTTCTAGGTATTGCTATTATAGTGTATAAATCTTTATATGGATATAGTAGTAGATTTATCTAATTTGATTGCTAAAAAAAGACAAGGGCCTAAAAGCTCTGCTCAAACTCCAGCTAAATCTGAAGAAAAGAAAAAAGGTTCTAAAATAAATGAACCTGGTTCTGCTGGAACAACTCCTGATGCTAAAGAAAGAGCTAAAGAAGTATTAAAAAGAAAAGATGAGAAACAATTAGTAAGCAAAGCTGAAATTACATTTAGTGAAAAAGTAACTAATGCATTAAAAGAAAAAGTTAAAAATCATAATGCTAAACATTCAAAAAAAGTAACTTTATCACAGTTAAAAAAAGTTTACAGAAGAGGATTAGGAGCATTTAGTTCTAGTCATCGCCCCGGAAAATCTAGAGCACAATGGGCTATGGCAAGGGTAAATACGTTTTTAAGAATGCAAGGTGGCGGTAAAGTAAAAGACGCTTATCGTCGCGCAGATCAAGATATCGCAAACAGTAAATAATTTATGAAATACACAACAACAGCAACATCTGGCCCCGGATCAGGACCAACAACCGGACCAGTTAAACCCAAAACCACAACAAAACCTAGTACAACAACAGGTCCCGCAACTGGCCCCGGATCAGGACCAACAACTGGGCCATCCAAATCCAAAACCACAACAAAACCTAGTACAACAACAGGTCCTGCAACAGGCCCAAATAGTACAACTGGCCCCAAAAAGAAGTAATCATGAATGATAAAGTTGTAGATATTTATCATTTTGATGATTTTGATGAAGAAGATTTTGCGGCAGCTTTTTCTGATTTAAAAGAATTTGGTGTAAATGATGATGAATTAAATTTAAATTATATAGAAGTAGAGGAATAAATGAATATCGTAACTAAACTTCTAACATATCAAAATCAAGTTAAAATTTTGCATTGGCAAACAACGTCATACTCTGAACATAAATCATTAGGTGATTTATATGACGGCCTTTCTGAACATATCGATCAATTTGTTGAAGTGTTTATGGGTAAATATGGTAGAATTGTAAGCCCATCAACATTTCATTTAATTCTCGAAAATTATAAAAATTTAGGTCCAATGTCCCTCATGAATGAGATGGAAACGTATTTGGTAAACGATGTGCCAACAATGTTAGACGCTAAGAAAGATACTGACTTGTTAAATATTAGAGATGAAATGTTAGCTGATGTAAATAAAACCAAGTATCTATTAACTTTAAAGTAATTTATAATTGGGATATTTCTTAGATAAAGCTTTTGCTAAAATAGCATGATGATTAGAGTTATGTTCTAAAGCTGCATGTCTGAGTGAGTTATAAACAACTCCATCTATTTCAATTTTTGTACCTCTTGTTTGGCTCATCTTAAGTTTGGTTTCATTTGAATGAGTTAAACCAAACATTGGACCATTTGGATATTTTGTTTTGGCATTTTTTCTTCTTTTGTCTTTTAAATTTTTACAACAAGCAGCTTTTCTTGTGTTTTCGAGTTGCTTTTTTCTTATTTGTTCCTTAAAAGGATGATTAGAAATCATATCTCCACCAGAAGCGTTTTTATTAATATTAAAAGCAGGTTTAAGCGTGTCTAAATAATATTGTTCTTTTTTCTTAACGTCGTCACATAATTCTATTATTTCTAACCATAAAGTTTCTTCACCATATTTATTGAAATGTTGCTGCAACCAATAGTTTGAATGATTATTGTTTTTTAATTGAGACAAATGCCTATTCCATCTTTTTTTAATATTGATAGAACTTCCTATATAAAAATCATTATTGATTTTGTTTTTTATTTTATAAACGCCTTTCATATTTTATTTTTACACGAAGATGCAAAATATGGGATTTCACTTTTTCAAAAAAAGTGTAATAATATATGTTAATGAATGTATATATTAATTTAAGCTCTGAAATACAAGGAGCAAAATTAAAAAAAGTATTAAATAAACCTTTTCGTACTCCCAAAGGACCGAAAAAATTTTCTGTTTATGTCAAAAATGACAAAGGAAATGTTGTTAAAGTAAATTTTGGTGATCCTAATATGGAAATCAAACGCGACGATCCGGCTCGTCGTAAGAGTTTTCGCGCTCGTCATCAATGCGACACAAATCCTGGACCTCGATGGAAAGCAAAATACTGGAGCTGTAAATTTTGGCAAAGCAAAAAATCTGTTTCTGATTATCTTTCAAACGGTTGCATCAATGATATTATTCATCAATGGGATGGCGAAACATTATGGGATCAAGAAGATTTATTGAAATTGATGCCATCTTTGGCTCAAGCTCCTGAAATAACAGAAGAAATAGAAGAAAATAATTCTGAATTGATTGAAGAAAGTTATGAAATGGCTTTAGGTCAATTAGCTTATATTTCAGACTATTCAAAAGATTTACTTGAAAAACTCAGAGCAAATCCATCATATGCTTCTAAATTAGAACCTTGGGTACAAAGCAAAATTACATTAATGGAAGATTATTTATTTGCTGTACATAACTATATAATATATTCTCAAGAAGGTGGCCCACACGAAAACAAAAACATGCAAGAAGGTATGCGTGTTTTAAATGTTAATGCCAGCTGTAAACATTTTGGCAGTGAAGGCATCATTAAAGAAATTAAAAACTTAGACAACGACATGGGTCAAGTAATTGCATACGAAGTCACCAACAATGGATCTAATTTTAAAGAAGGTGATATTTTAACAAAAACAATCGATCAATTAAATTTATTAGAAGGTACAAAATAAATGAAAGCAAATTTAAAATTTAACAATAAACAGTTTATCGCAGAAGTTTCACTTTCAAATGTTTTAGAAACAGATGAAAATGAAATTCATAGTGCATATATGAGCGAATGCATGATGAATGATGCCATGTTTGTTAATACCGCTGGCATGTCAACAAGTGACGCTAAATATATGTGTGGTATGTCATACATGAAAAATCGTCCAATGCTGATGGAAGGCGCTGGCGAACTTAGCGAAAAACAAATGACATTACCAACAGCTATTAAAAAAGGCATTTTAAAACGTTATGAAAAAGCTGGAACTCTTTCAGAGGAAGGCAAGAAACAATTAATGAGTTTAAGTTCAACAGTTGAAATCGAAGTTAAAGATGAAGAAGAGAATGAAAATGAATCTGGTGATGAAGGCGAAAATGGCGAAAATGGCGAAAAAGAAGACATGCAAGAAATGCAGGCCGAACCAACCGCAGTTTTCGTTCAAGATCCTGCTCCAGCAAGCGGTGAAATCACTCCAAAAGCTGCTGAAGAAGGTCTTAAAATAGACGAGAAGCTGCAAAAAGAACAAGAAGCTGCTGCTCCTAAAAACCCTCAGTTGCAAAGCCCCACATTTAATTCAAAACTTTAATAACAATAAACAACATACAACCGCTGGGAAACCAGCGGTTTTTTTGTATCTTGACATCTTTACTGTTCTCTGTTATTGTTCTGTCATGAATAAAAGACGGTTATTACAAAAACTGTTGTTTGCGCCTAATAAAAAGAATCCAAAATTCTGGCAGAAACAATATTCTTTATTAAATAAATTACTTAAAGATTTTCCCGATATGAAATTCTGGGAAACTCATGAGTTTGATAAAGTAAATTGTCTAACTTTATTTCTAGCCGAAAGAAAGTATGAAATAACAGATAAATATAAATGGTTCCTTTTTCAACCTGAATTTAAGAATCCAGAAATAAACATAGGCGATAAAACGGGTGATGATTATAATATAGAAAGCAAACCAAAAACAATTAAGCAATTTTTAAAATGAGTAGAAAATCAAAAGACGAATCAACTGAAGCAGGAAGTATATTAACTTCTCAAGAACAGCTTAAAAGCTTTCTTAAGCAGAATAAAGAGTCGCATTATAATTTTGAAGAAACTATAGATTATCGCGTATCTAGCGGTAGTTTAATTTTTGACTATAAACTAGGTGGCGGTTTAGGCACTGGATTGCATCGTTTTGTAGGTATGAACGAAGGCGGCAAGACTAGTTGCGCTTTACAATTCATGAAGAATTTTCTAGATACTCAAAAAGACGGTAAAGGTTTTTATATTAAAGCCGAAGGACGATTGAGTAAGGAAATGATTGAAAGGTCTGGTGTTAAGTTTGTTTTTTCAGAAGATGAATGGGTAAAAGGTACTTGTTTTGTATTTGAATCTAATATTTATGAAACTGTATTTGATGCGCTCAGACTTCTAGTTGGTAAAAATGATGAAAAGAATAGGTATTTCTTTTTGTTAGATTCTGTAGATGGTCTTATCAGAAAAGGCGATTTAGATAAGACTTTTGAAGAATCTCAAAAGGTTGCTGGTGGAGCCGTTATTGCCGCTGACTTAATGAAGCGCATGTCTATTTCGCTTCAAAAGCGTGGGCATATATGCATATTTATTTCACAGGTTCGTGCAGATATCAAGCTAGATCCATATAGCAAAGCTCCAATTCGTCAAACCAGCGCGACTGGCGGTAATGCACTATTGCATTTTGCGAATTGGATTATTGAATTCGAACCTCGTTTTAAAGGCGATCTAATTCTACAAGATGAAAAAGCTAACTATGATGAATATAAGAATCCTTATATTGGTCATGTTGTAAAAATAACAGTTAAAAAGTCAACTAACGAAAAGACAAATTCTGTTATCAAATATCCAATTAGATACGGTCGCAAAAACGGAACATCAAATTGGATAGAAAAGGAGATATTTGATTTTCTATTAATGTGGAATTTTGCTGAACAAAAAGGAGCTTGGATAAATTTCGAAGAAGACTTTTTAAACATTCTTAAGGATGCAGGTTTTACAGATTTTCCTGAAAAGATTCAAGGGTCTGCAAAATTTGAAAATCTAATGAATGATAATGAAGCTTTGAAGAAGTTTTTGTTTAAATATATCAGTGAAAATCTACTAAGCTTTGGCGATGGAATTTCTGACGCTGACCAATAAAAAGAAACGATGTAAAAATCTTAAACGATATATCATAGATTGGGATATAGATAGCAGAAGTAAGTTCCAAACCAGTGTTAAAAAGTTTGTTAAAAAATACTGGTTTGGAAATATTGTTTTTGAAGAATTTCCAATTGTTGGTACTCGTTTAACATTAGATTTTTATAACGCTAATAAAAAAATTGCTATAGAAGTGCAAGGAAGACAACATACACAATATGTTGAGTTCTTTCATCAAGATCGTATTAATTATCTTCATCAATTGAAAAGAGACCAGATAAAAGAGCGGTTTTGTGAACTAAATAATATAAAACTTGTAACTATTTACGAAAACGATATAATAAATACGTATCTATTTGAGTCTCAGGGTGTAATATTATAATATAAATGAAAAAACAACCGTCAGGTGAAGATTTTAAGAACTTTAAAATTCCAGATAATTATTTTAATAAATTATATGAGTTCACTGGATCTGATGAATCTTCTAAAGGGTTTATTGTTGCATACGTATCACAAGACGGTTGTCCTATGATTTATACAAAAGTTGCAAGTCCTCTTGTAGAAATGGGTTTAATTAAGGCTATAGAAAAATATTTAAACGAAATCGATAACGCTGAAGAATCTATTGACATGTCTGGAGATTGAGGCTATACTGCTTCAAAATGATATACTCTTACGATTTAGAGACGCAGTTGTTAGCTGGTTTGATTAAATATCCAGATCGATACAGTGAGATAGCTTCATTTATAACAGAAAAAGATTTTTGGAGTGAGAGTTCTAAAATCAACAGAACTATATTTTTAGTTTTACGCCAAGCAATTGAGAATGGAGAAAAAATTGATGAAGTTGTAATTTCTCAACGTGTTAAAAACTACGGTATTAGTTTTGAGGATAATATAAATCCCTCTGACTACATTGAGTCTCTATCACTTAAAAAGCTTTCTGCTGATTCTATTATTTCAGTAGCTAAAGAATTAAAGAAATATACTATTCGTCGAGAAATAGCTTTATGTGGTGCTGAAATAAATAAGAAGATGCGAGCTATATCAACTTCTGCTGATTATAGCTCGATCATTGAAGAAGCTGATAAGCTATACAATCAACAAATTAATCTCTACGAAACTGGTACAGATCAGCCAGAAAATATTTTCGATGAGATGGAACAATTGGTTGAAGAACGAGGAAACAATCCTGTTACAGAGTTTGGTTTTGCTGGTCCACATCCTAAGCTTCAGGATATGTATGGATCTTTATTGAGGCCCGGAAATATAACTGTCATAGTTGCTCGTTCTGGTGTTGGTAAAACTCAATTCTGTTTAGATTTTACCACTAAGGTTTCTGAACAATATTCTGTGCCTGTTCTTCATTTTGATAATGGAGAAATGAGTAAGGAAGAATTAATCTTTAGACAGTGCGCCGCAATGTCTAAGGTTCCGATGTATTTACTTGAAAGTGGAAATTGGAGAAAAGCTGGAACTGAAGTGGTGGAGAATGTTCGATCTGTCTGGAAAACTCTTAAGAACAGATATAAACATTTATATTACTATAATGTTGGTGGCATGACTGTTGACGCTCAAATAAGCGTATTGAAAAGATTTTATTATTCTAAAATCGGTCGCGGTAATCCCATGATTTTTAGTTTCGATTATATTAAAACCACAACAGAAGCTAATAGTAACAAAACTGAATGGCAGTTAGTTGGTGAAATGGTTGATAAATATAAAAGAACTATTCAAAGAGATATTAAATCTGACAAAGGTCCATGCATTTCAATGATGACTTCTGTTCAGTCTAATCGTGCTGGTATCGTTACAAATAAACAAGCAGCAAATATTACAGATGATGAAAGCATTGTTTCGCTTTCTGATAGAATCACTCAGTTTTCATCGCACATGTTTATTCTTAGAAACAAAACATTCGATGAGCTACAAAGCGAACCGGGATTTGGAACTCATAAGCTAATTAATGTAAAAGCTCGCCATCTAGGAAAAGATATTGCTGGCGCTATCAATCCAGTAAAAATGGCAGATAACACATTAAAAAAGAACTTCGTGAATCTTGAAATTGCTAATTTCTGCGTTAACGAAAAAGGCGATTTACGTGACATTGTTGATTCTTTGACTGCAACAGCAACCGTAGCTAAAGATGGAGGTGATGATGTACCAGAACTTGACTGAAAATTCCGCAGAAAGAATCGAAAAGATTCTTTTAGAACTTGGTTATAATTTAAATGATCGCGGTAAATATTGGCAAACAAATGCTGTTTATCGTAATGGAGACAATAGAACTGCTTTGCAAATTTGGAAGGATACTGGAATCTGGAAAGATTTTGTAGCTAACACAACTTATCAACCATTTAAAAAGCTTATTGAATTAAGTTGTCAAGATGACATAAGGCTCAAAGAATTTTTTGAAGTAATCGAAGATAAAAATCATTGTTTTATAGATGTAATAAAAACTCCTAAAATGGAAGCTGATCAATTTTTCAGTCATGATGAAGTTAAAACCTTACTTCCTCATTATCAATTCTACAATAATAAAAAAATATCTGATGATATATTAAAAACATATCGATCAGGATTTGCAATGTCAGGTAAAATGAATGGCAGATTTGTTTTTCCTGTTTTTGATGAAAATCAAAAAGTTATTGGATTGAGTGGCAGACACATGTTATGGAAAGAAAATTCAGCTTTTCCTAAATGGAAACATCTTGGTCGAAAAGCTAATTGGATATATCCAATAAATTTACCTTCTGATATTTTCAGTAAAACAATTGAAGAAAAGAAAGAAATAATACTTATTGAAGGTATTGGAGATAGTTTGGCGTTATCGCAACAAGGCTTATATAATCACCTTGTTGTTTTTGGTCTTGAAATCAGTTCAAAGCAGTTATCTTACTTGATGTCCTTATCATTAAATAAGATATATATATCAACAAACAACGATCAAGATAAAACAGATAATCGCGGACTTCTCGCAGCTATTAAGATATATTTAAAACTTATTAAGTACTTTGATATAAATAAAGTTGAGATTAGACTTCCTGTTGTTAAAGACTTTGGCGAAATGCTTGAAAAAGATATTAGTATCGATAAGTGGATCAACAAGAAAGTAAATAAAATCAGCCAAGTAGAATATATTCTTAAAGAATTGTATAATAATAAATCTGACAAGAAAATTATTTCATTACTTGAAGATTATCTGGAACAATTAAATGTTGAAAGAAACGCTATCCGCCAGCAAGATCAAGACGCTTAAATCTTGTTCTTGGTTATATTGGTGCAAGTATCCTTTAAAGCTTCCAGATAAAACAAACAGTGGAGCTTTAAAAGGAGAAATTGTGCATTTAGTTTTTGAATGTCTTGGCATCGATAGACATAAAAAGCATTATGATCTTATTCTAAAAAAGAAAAATCCTTTTGCATCAAAAGCTGTCAAACGTCTTGTTTTAAAACACGTTAAGAATAAAAATATTTATGAAGACGAGCATGTAGACGATATCAAAGAAATGATATATAAAGGTTTGCTTTATGATTTTTTTGGAAATAAGTTTGGTAAGCCTACAGAAGTCATTTCTGAAAAAGACTTTGAAATCGAAGTGAATGAAAATGATATAAAATACAAGATAAAAGGTTTCATCGATAAGCTTTTTATTTATGGTAATAACAGTGTTGTTTTAATACGCGATTTTAAAACTAATAAGAAAAAATACGAAGGCAAAGAAGTATCAGATAATTTACAAGATTATATGTATACTCTGGCTATTCGAAAGCTTTACCCCAATCTTGAAAATATAAAGATGGAATTTTTGTTTTTAAAACAAGATTTAGATGTTGATGGTGTTATGGAAATGATACCTAAATCTAAATACGAACTACTTGGATTTGAACACGAATTAACAGCTTATCAAAAATACGCTGATGGCTTTACTGAAAAAACCGCTATTTCAAATCTTGCATACAACCAAGGTATGCCAAAAGATGGCAGCTTTAGCGGTAAATTAATGTGTGGTTTTGCATCTAAGCCTAATGAATTAAAAAAAGATGGCAATCCTAAATGGTATTGTACATATAAGTTTCCTTTTCATTACTATAGTATTATTAATTCTGACAACAAAATTATAAAAAGCGCTTTCCAAAAAGAAGATTTGTTACAATATAAATTAAAAAACGATGAAAAAATTGTTAAAAAATACTATCAAGGATGCCCAGCATTTAATAAGAAAGACGAATTTGATCTTGACAATTTTTGATCGATAACATATATTCACTTGTATATGTTAGCTTTATTTAAGAGTTGCTATTCTATTGGTAAATCTATACTTACTTTAGATGATCCAAAGAAAACTTCGCCAGAGGGTTCTGACAGTATTTTTAAAATTGCATTGGAAAACGATTTAAAAGAGATTATTCTGGTTGAGGATTCGTTGATTGGTTTTTTTGAAGCTTTTAAGAGATCAAAAGAGCTTAAGCTGAAATTAATATTTGGATTAAGACTGTCGATGCGTAATTCTTCTTTGCCTGAAGACTCAGATAGTCAGCATAAAGTTATTATCTTTGCAAAAAATAGTGAAGGCTGCAAACTGCTAAATAAAATATATTCTAAAGCTTTTTGTGATTTTAGCGGTTTTTTGAATTATGAATCCCTTAAGGACTTATGGAATGACGATGATGTAAAACTTGTTATTCCTTTTTATGATTCGTTTATACATGTTAATTCTTTATCTTTCGCAAATGCGATACCTGATTTCTCATTTACAAAGCCAACTTTCTTTTTAGAAGATAATGGTTTAGCGTTAGACATGCTTCTTCAAGAAAAGGTTTTAGAGTTTACAAAAAATAATAATTTTGAAACTCAAACGGCTAAAAGCATTTATTATAAAAATAACGAAGATGTTGACGCTTTCATGACTTACAAGATTATTTGTAACAGAAGTCATGGAAAAGATCGGTCATTAGAAAAGCCTGAACTCGCTCATTTTTGCAGCGATCAGTTTAGTTTTCAATCTTGGAAAAATAAAATTAATTATGGTCACTCTTAAAATTAACAATCAAAAAGAACAACTTGTTGCTTCTGAAGATATTAGTTCTGGAACAACTGTATTTGTTTCTAATTGGTTTGATCAGGAAACTAAGAATCCTTTTTATCTTCCTAAGTCAGAAATCAAGATACAAGATAAACCTTGTATTAGCACTGATGATCTATTTACTCCTGTATCGTTAACTAGCTTTGGTGAATACATCAAACCAGATGCTCAAAACTATAACACAACAGCTTTAATTGATTACAAAAACAAACAGGTTTCTTTTGTTGCGGTTAAAAACATTAAGAAAAACGACGAACTGGTTTATACTTTAAATATTAATTTTTTCCCTAATGTTACGATTCAATAAAGATCAAAAATATATTTGCTTTGATTTTGAAACTTGTCATCTCAATTTAGTCAATACAGACAATAAGCCTTGGCAATTAAGTTATCTTATCGCAAAAGGCAATCAGATTATTAAAGAAGTAGATAATTATATTTATTGGCCTGATCTGAAATTGTCAGAAGGAGCTAAAGAGGTTACTCATTTTGACGAAAGGCGGTATCATTCATTAGCTGCCGATCCCAAAGACATACTTTCTTCTTTTGAAGATTATATTTATGATAGCGACTATCTAATAGTAGGACAAAATCTTCTTGGTTTTGACGTATACATACATAATATATACCGAAAACTTCTAGGTAAGTCGCCTGATTTTTCTTATGTTAAACGCATTCTCGATACAAATTGCATCGCTAAAGCGATTAAAAAGAATATTAAACCACAAAAGGATTTAGACTTTACTTGTTGGCAGTATAGATTAAATGATTTCCGAGAAAAAGGATTAAAAACAAGCATAAAAGCTCAATTAAAAGATTATAAGATTGATTTTGATGAGAGCATGTTGCATAATTCTATGTACGACGTTCAGATGAACTTCAAAATCTTTCAGAAGCAGCTTTGGCAAATCGAAATATGAATTTTTTACAAGATATTCAGAGTTATGACGACGCAATGTTGCCGGGTGTAAGATTGCCTCAAATATCAATCGATAGTAAATATTATGATTTACTGAAGATTCCAACGTCTTCAGATAATTTTACTTTTCTTAAAACTTTATGCTATCGCAGTTTAGAGAATAAGAATCTAAATAAGAAAGAGTATGTAGATAGATTAGAGATGGAGTTGCAGATTTTTCATGAACTTGATTTCGTTGATTATGTGTTACTGAATTGGGACATTCTTAATTTCTGTCACGAAAATAATATTCCAACTGGTCCCGGTCGAGGTAGCGCTGCGGGTTCATTGGTTTTGTTTTTGGTTGATGTCACTAAAGTAGATCCAATTCGATATGGACTTTTCTTTGAGCGATTTGTGAGTAAGTCTCGCGCAAAGAAGATTATCAAAAACGATATTACATATCTTGATGGCTCGCTATTGCCAGACGTAGATAACGACATTAGTTATGATCGCAGAAGTGAGGTTATTAAATATATTGAAAACAAGCATTTTGGTAAAACTTCAAAAATCTTAACTCTTAATACTTTATCTAGTAAACTTTGTATCAAAGAGTGCGGTAAAATTGTTGGCGGTTATTCTGAAACGGAAGTAAACGAAATTAGCGATCTAATTCCAAAACAATTCGGTCGCGTTTTTGGCTTAGAAGAAGCCGCTAAGGAAAACGATAAGTTTAAAAAGTGGTGCGACGATAATCCTAAGCTATTTAAAATAGCTAAGAAAATTGAAGGCTTAAACAAGAATACTGGTGTTCATCCTTCTGGTATTGCTATTTCTTATTACAAGATAGATGAAGTTTGTCCTGTTCAGAAAACTTCAGATGGAGATTTAGTTAGCGGATATGATATGAATTATGTCGCTGAACTAATGGTAAAATTTGATGTTCTTGGATTAAGAACTTTAACTGTTGTTAATGAAGTATGCAAAATGTTGAACATGGATATGACAAGTATCGATCCTGAAGATCCATTTATATATGAAAATTTGCAAAATCTAAAGACTCCTCAAGGTTTATTCCAAATTGAAGCTGATACTAACTTTAAAGTCTGTAAAAAAGTTAGACCAAAGTCGCTTGAACAATTAAGCGCTGTTATTGCTATTGCTAGGCCGGGTGCATTAGATTTTGCTGATCAATACGCCACTTATTCGGCGTCTACAATAGCGCAAGTAGTTCATGATTTTTTTCAAGAAGAATTATTATACACTGGTGGTATTCCTCTGTATCAAGAACAGTTAATGAAAATGGCTGTACGCTTAGGATTTACTCTGGATGAAGCTGAACAATTAAGACGTATTGTCGGCAAGAAGAAGGTAGACCAAATGCCTCAATGGCAAGGAAAAATTCGTCAAAAAGTCATTGAACAGAATCTTGATCCTGCTATTGGTGATGTATTATGGAAAGTTGCAGAAGATTCTGCCAATTATAGTTTTAATAAATGTTTATTACCTGAAACCCTGGTTGAAACGAAATCTGGATTTAAATGTTTAAATGATGTCAAAAAAGGAGAAATGGTTTTAGCGTATGATGTTGATAATGATAAAGATCATTATGTAGAAGTTGTAAACATTCATCAAAATGAAGTTGAAGTTTACGAAGTAGAAATGGAAGACGGAACAAAAATATCATGTTCTATGGATCATAAGTTTCTATGTCAAGACAGAAAAATGCACACTCTTAGAGAAATAATTTCCCATAATTTAGAAATTATGTGTAAATAATAGTATGAACAATGTTAAATATAATGATTCAATAAAATTCATATCTATTAATTATTTCGATATATGTCAGCTTGATGGAAAATCAAAAAAAGAAATAATTAATTTATTTCCTAAAAGGCAAGATGGTGCTTATTATTTGAATAAATTTATTAATTATATCGAAAAATATTATAAAATTTCAATTCAAGAATATGTATTTAAATATTTAAATATTAAATGGCCTACATGCCCAGTTTCAAAAGAAAAAGTTGGTTTTCGAGTTAACGGAAAAGGAATTTTCTTTTCAAAATTTAAAAAGGGTAAAGTTTGTAAAAAATATTCTACAGCTTTTCAAAAAGCTTGCGAAAAATTTTCTCAAAATAGAAAAGGTAAAAACAATCCAATGTTCGGAAAAAAATCTTGGAATTCGGGTTTATCAAAAGACTCTGACGCGAGAATAAAAAAAATATCCGACGAACGAAAAGGAATTGTTTTTAAGCAAACACATAAAAATAAACTCAAAGAAGCTAGAGCAAATCATCCGTTAAAAGCTCGGCACGTCACTAAACATACTGATGAGTCTAAGAAAAAAATGAGAGAAGCCACTATTAATAGATGGCAAAAAGGTGATTTTAATTTTAAAAAAACAAGTATAGAAAAAAAAGTTGAACAATGGTTGTTAGATAATAAGATCGATTTTCAATTTCAATATAATGTTGATTATTTTATAGCTGATTTTGCTTGTTTGAATGAAAAAATCTTGATAGAATGCCAAGGTGATTTTTTTCATTGTAACCCTCATTTTGAAAAATATAAAAATCCAAAATATGAAGTTCAAAAGAGAAATGTTTTTCGAGATAAAATAAAAAAACAAAAATACAAGCAATTAGGTTGGAAACTTATAGAATTATGGGAATCAGATATTAATTCTGGCGAATTTAAAAATATACTAAAATGCGAACTCAAAAAATAATTTCAATTAAATCTTTAGGAAAAAGAAAAACTTTAGATTTAGAAGTAAATCATAAAGATCATAATTTTTATGCTGAAGGTCTTGTTTCGTCAAATTCACATTCCATAAGCTATGCTATTCTTGCGGCTTGGACGACTTACTTGAAGTTTAAACATCCAAAAGAATTTTTTCTAGCTTTATTGAAGCTTTCTAAGTTTGAGCCTGATTCTCATAAAGAAATTAATAAAATATCAAAAGAGTTAATGTTTTTTGATATTGAATTGCTTCCTCCTGACTTAGCTAAATCTGCAATCGATTTTAATATTGAAGATAAGAATATTCGATTTGGATTAAATTCTATCAAAGGTGTTTCAGAAAAGACGCTTGAATCACTTCAGCAATTTAGAGAAACCAATACTCCTAATAAGTTCGATATCTTTATTACAGCTAAACAAGCTGGAATCAATATTGGCTTATTGTCTTCTCTGATTCAAGCTGGAACATTAAGCTCTTATACTCATCGTAGATCAAGATTGGTTCTCGAAGCTCAAACGTTTAATCTACTTACAGACAAAGAAAAGAAGTACGCTTATTCTATTGGAGATAAATATAATTACGATATTCTCACAATCGTTAGCGAATGTGCTTTTAAGAATAAGAATATAAATCAAGATGGTAAGCCATTCATGTCAGATAAAAGAAAGGCGACCTTCAAGAAAAAGTACGATGAGTATAAGAAAATATATGATCAAAACAAGAATCATGAAAAATTTGCTAATTGGGTATTCGAAAACAAACTGCTTGGTTATACTCCATCTATTAAACTGAAAACTGTTTTTGAACAACCTGAAGCTACTTTTACTGATACTTTAGAATTTCAATCTACTTTAAAGAATGATTTAGTTAAAATTGTTGGAGTTGTAGATGATGTTTATAAAGGAAAGAGTAAAAAGAGTAATAATCAATTCTTTAGAATTGCTTTGAAAGATGAAGTTGGAACCGTGATGGGTTTATTTATGGATGGTGGAAAAAAAGCTCGTTTATCAGAGTATTTAGAAGATGGCTTAAAGATTCCAGAAAAAGAAAACATTGTAGTTTTTACTGGACGAAAAGGTGATGATGTGTTATGGATAGAGAACATTGCAATACTTGATGATAAAATCTATATGAAGCTATCTGACGTAGAATGAAAAATTTAAATCTTACACCAAGAGCGCAAAAGCTTATCAAAGAAGCCTTGAAAGTGGCTTTAGCGCATAGAAACATTAGAATCACGCATCTTCATTTATTTAATGCGTTTCTAAATCTTAGCAATAATCAAATAGAAGAAGCTTTTCTGCAATTTGAATTAGATGTAGTTAAGATAAAAGAAAAATGCTCAAAGTTTATAGATGACAACTATTCTGTAACAAATAAAAAGAACAATAAGCCTTCTTTAGCTGATGCAGCTAAATCCATTTTTACTTGCGCCAAAGAAATATCAGCAAAATTTGATCATAAATACATTGGACTTGAACATATTTTTCTAGCTATGTTTGAGGTTCAATATGATTTATTTCAATTGTTTTTATCTAGTATAGATTTTAATTTCGAAAATATTGTAGACTATATCGAAAGCAAATTAGAAGAAGATGATTTGATGTCTATTAAAGAAGACATCTCAAAACCAGAACAAAAGATGTCAGAATCTTTTGATGCTAGAAAATATAAAACACTTAATACATATGCTTCCAGTCTCAATGCACAAGTAATTTCTGGTAAGATTAATAATCTTCATATTAATGAAGAATTAATTAAAAAGATATCTGAAGTTCTTTGTAGAAAGACAAAGAATAATCCTTTGATTGTGGGTGAAGCTGGTGTCGGAAAAACGGCTTTAGTCGAATCGCTAGCTCAAGCTATTGTAAATAATCAATGCTCTGATCTATTAGGATTGAAGCAGATTTATACATTGGATATACCAATGATGATTGCAGGTTGTAAATATAGAGGAGAATTCGAAGAAAAGATCAAGAACTTATTAAAAGAAATAGTAAATGATCCTTATATCATCTTATTCATCGATGAAATCCATACAATCATTGGCGCTGGAAATCCAGAAAATGGGCATGATGTCGCTAATATATTAAAGCCTTATTTAGCTAGAGGAGAAATCAGTTGTATTGGCGCGACTACTTTTGATGAATATCGTAAAACAATAGCTGATGATCCTGCATTAAGTCGGCGTTTTCAAATGATCAAGATCGAAGAACCGACAAAAGAGCAGACTTTCGACTTGATTAAAAATATTAAGAAAGATTATGAAACTTATCACATTATTGAGTTTACAGATGATATATTAAAATTTATTATTAATACTGCTGAAAAATACATTGAAGGTAGATTTCCAGATAAAGCTTTAGACATTATTGATCAAGTAGGATCTAAAGCTAAGTTAAAGAATTTTACTAAAACGCCAGAAATGATTAAGATCGAAAGTAAAATCATGAAGGCTGCTAAAAAAGATAAAATTGCAAGTGAAAATCAATTTACTCCAAATATCCAATCTCTTTTATCAAAATATCAAGGAGTTGTTGAAAAATTGGTTAACAAATTAAAGAGTAAAAAATATAAGATTACCGAGGATGATGTTTTACAAGTCGTATCTGATAAAACTAATATTCCTTTTAATGATTTAAAAAAGCAAGATTTTGAAAAAGTTCAACAAGTCAAAAAAGAACTTCAAGATAATGTTGTAGGTCAAAGTGAACAAATAGATCAAATATATAAATGTTTGATACGCGCTAAAGCTGGTTTTCGCAATCAGAATAAGCCGATATGTTCAATGTTGTTTGCGGGGTCAACTGGAATCGGTAAAACGATGACAGCCAAACTTCTGGCAACTAATCTTTTTGTTAATAAAAACAATTTCATCTTTATCGATATGTCAGAATATGCTGATAAAACAGCTGTAAATAAACTAATTGGTTCTAATCCAGGTTATATTGGTTTTGATAAAGGTGGTGTTTTAACAGAAAAAGTCAGAAAGAATCCATATTCTTTAATTTTATTTGATGAAATCCAAAAAGCAGATGAAGAAGTTTTATTCTTATTATTACAAATACTAGAAGAAGGAAAATTATCTGACTCCTCTGGAAAGATAATTGATTTCTCTAATAGCATTATTGTAATGACCACTAATGTTGGCGCTCAAGCGGTAAATAATAATTCTATTGGATTTGTTACTGCTAAAAATTCTATAAAAACTGATATTTTAAGTTCAGTAAAAAAATATTTTCCTCCTGACTTATTAAATAGGTTAGACGAAATAGTTGTATTTAATCCATTACAAGAGTCTCAAATCAAAGTTATCATCGAAAAAGAAATGAATCAGTTCAAAAAAGAACTGAGCGCTAAAAATATTGACATTGATTATTCAGAAGAAGTTATAATGTATGTATTCAAGAAAATTCAGTTTGATAATTTTGGCGCTAGACAAGTAATTAAAACTATTCAGCGCGAAATTCAAACTTTAATTGCAGAAAAAATATTAGAGAATAAAGAAATTTCTAATATAAAAATTACTGTAAAAGATAATAATATTTGTGTAACATAAATATATGCCACTTCCCAAAGTTCGTAAGAAAGAGACAGAACAAGAATTTGTAAGTCGTTGCATGGGTGACGACATGATGAATAAGGACTTTAAAGATCAAAAGCAACGAGCTGCCGTTTGTTATTCTCAATTTAAAGTTAGAGAGCGTATGAAAGGCGAAGCTAGTTGGGACGATGTTAGAATGGGTGATAGTTTAAATCTTTTATAATATGAGCGAATATAATCCTCTTTACAATGTCAACGCAAACAATGATGGCAAAAACGATACATTCGATTTTGCTATGCCTGACATTCCAGATCCAGTAGAACCAGCACAAGTCGAATTAAAAGATAAAGACGCTGTAGGTTTTAAGTTTGGTTTTATTGGAGCTGGTCAAGGAGGAAGTAAACTAGCAGAAACCTTTTCTCAAATTGGTTATGCTAGAGTTGGCGTAATTAATACTGCTGATCAAGATTTAGCAACTATCAATGTTAAAAACAAGTTGAAGTTTGGCGAGCAACAAGGCGCTGGCAAAAATAGAGAGTTCGCCAAACAAGCATTTATTAATCACAAAGAAGATGTAGTTGATTTTATTAAACAGTCTGTTGGAACTGATATAGATCGTGTGTTTGCTGTTGTTGGAGCTGGCGGTGGCACTGGAGCTGGTGTTTGTTCAGAATTAGTTAAAACTCTTAAAGAATATCAAACAACAGTCAAAGCTACATCTCCATACGTTGGATTGATATTGGCGTTACCTAAGCTATCTGAAGGTAAGAAGGTAAGTGAAAACGCTTATGCTACACTAAAAGAAGCTTGTAAATTAGTTGAAGATAAAATCGTTTCTCCATTAATTATTCTAGATAATGAAAAGATTAATAACTTATATCCTAAATTATCTGTAAATAAGTTCTGGCAAGTAGCAAATGCTAATATTTGTGCGTTATTTCATTTATTTAATAATATTATAACTAAAAATAGTCAATATAGTACATTTGATACAAATGATTTTCGTACTGTTTTAGATTCTGGTATTATGGTGTTTGGCGCAGCTAATATCACTGAATTTAAAAATGAAGCTGAAATTTCTAAAGCTGTTAGAGAAAATCTAAAGCGTAACGTTCTCTGTGGTGAATTAGATCTAGCTACTGGCAGTGTTGCTGCCGCTGTAGCAATCGGTGATGAAAAAACTCTAGATAGTATTCCTCAAGAATATCTAGATAACGCTTTCAATCAATTAAATAGAACTCTAAAAACTAATAGCACAGTTCATCAAGGCATTTATAAAGGCGTTAAAGATGGTTTATCTATATTTACTGCTATTGGTGGTATATCAACTCCAAATGGTAAATTAGAAGCGCTTCTAAAAGCTAGTCAATAAGTGTAATATTAAACATAATGAATAATAATTTCGTCCCATTTTGTACTTTTAATACTGGAACTACTATTAGTTGCCCAAGCGAAAGAAGCATATATGTCACTGCTGCTTTAGGTAGTATTAGCGGTAGTGCTGGTGTTGTTTCAGTCGGTGCTAATCAAGTTCTTCAGCCTTCTGTGCCTGTTAAATTTGATTCAAATATTAGTGGCGCTGCTCGTACAATTTTCTATTATATTGCTGATTAATTGGTAGAAATTTTGCTTCGCAAGACTTATCATCTTGCGATGAATCTACAAATTTATAAGCCTAATTCGAAGAATACCGGCTGCGCTATTAGTTTTCAAATTTCCCAAAAGAACGATCAAGAGCCTCAGTTCTACGTAAATTGTATTGCACAACATTCTTGGGACGAACAAAAGAAAACAGGTTCTTTTGCAGAGAGCAGGAATAATCCCGCAAAGACTATCGCCATCAAGTTCAATGAATTTGAACTTGGTGAAATAATTAACGCTTTTCAAACAAAAGCTAATTATTCTGCTTTTCATTCAAGCGAGTCAAACAAGACTCAAATTAAGTTTGGTCCATATGAAAAGAAGAAGGGTACTGGCGAATATACTGTGACTTATACAGCTTATGGATTATCATTTATCAGAAATGGAGCTGATACGTTTAAGGTTCCACTTGAACCTGGCGAAATGGTTCGATTAGTAGCTTTCATCAATAAGTTTTATTCATTGCTAGACGATACTCGAAAGATAGCTCCAAAGGGGGATTATAAGAATCAAGCTTCAAAAGCTCAAGCTCCAGCGCCAGCGAAGACCAATAAAGTTGAAACTGAAGATTCTGAATTCTAATGCGTAAAAAAAGAATTCTTATTCATAGTAATCATTGCAAAATGTTTACCGGATTCGGTAAGCATAAGAAAAATTTGTTAAAATATTTGCACAACACAGGTAAATACGAAATCATTGAATTCAGTAATGGTTATCCGTGGTCTTCTGATGAGTTGCAGTATACTCCTTGGAAAAGCTATGGATCTTTACCTGATGATCCTGAACATCAAAAAGAAATAGCTAACGACGAAAGAAAAAAATCAACTGCTGGTTATGGCGGTGAAATGATTGATCGGGCTATTTATGAATTAAAACCTGGTATTTATTTAGGAATAGAAGATATTTGGGGATTTAATGGATTTTTTGAAAAGCCTTGGTGGAACAAGATTCATTGTATTATACATACAACACTAGATAGTTTGCCTATTTTGCCAGACGCTGTAAATGTCGCGTCTAAAATAAAAAATTATTTTGTATGGGCAAGTTTTGCAGAAAAAGCTTTACACAAATTAGGTCATACACATGTTAAAACAGTACATGGAACGTTAGATGTTAATAATTTCTATAGACTTCCAGACGATGCTCGTTCAAGACTTAGAAAACATTTTAATCTAGAAAAAAGTTTTATAATTGGATTTGTATTTAGAAATCAACTAAGAAAATCAGTCCCTAATTTGCTTGATGGATTCAAAATGTTTGATGAAGCAAATCCATCTGCTAACGCTAAATTATTATTGCATACATTTTGGAACGAAGGTTGGGATATTCATAGATTATTAAAAGAAAAGGACATTCCTCTTAATAAAGTACTTACAACTTATTATTGTAAAAACTGTTACAATTATCATATCAAGCCATTTCAAGGGCAGATTTTAAAATGCGATTATTGTCAACATCCTAATTCATGCGAAACAACAAATATTAAAAGTGGCGTAAATGAACAACAGTTGAATGAGATTTATAATTTAATGGATGTTTATTGCCATCCTTTTACAAGCGGTGGACAAGAAATACCTATTCAAGAAGCAAAACTTACTGAACTGATAACATTAGTAACTAATTATAGTTGTGGTGAAGATTCTTGTAGCTCTGAAAGCGGCGGCTTCCCTTTAGACTGGGCTGAATACCGAGAACCCGGTACTCAATTTATTAAAGCTTCAACACTACCTACAAGCATTAATGAAAAATTAAAAATGGTATACGAAATGGCTTTTGATGAAAAAGTATTACTTGGTAAAAAATCACGTAACTATGTAATCAATAAATATAGTATTGAAATCGTAGGAAAATATTTTGAAGATTTATTTGATTCATTTCCTGAAGTCGAATTTGATTATGAGAAAGTGGATATGACTCCAAATGCATATTTTGAACCCAACAATTCTTTAAATGATAAAGAATGGATTGAGTCATTGTATGAAAATCTTTTAAAACGAAAAGATTCGTCTGGCGTTATTCATTGGTTGCAACGCTTGAAGACTGATTTAAAAAGACAAGATGTATTAACTTATTTTAGAAAAGTTGCGCTATCAGAAATACAAAAAGCTGAATTTGAGAAAATGCTCAAAATTCTAAATGAAGATAAAAGTCTTAAGAAAATCGCTTATATTCAACCTGATGGAGCTGAAGAAGTTTTGATCGCTACATCAATTCTTCCTTCTATTCAAAAAGTTTATCCTGACCATAAAATTTATTTCTTTACAAAAAGCGAGAATTTCGATTTAATAAATTCACATCCAAATGTTTATAAAACATTATCGTATTTTAATAAATTAGATGATCCTCTTTACCTAGAAGGAAAAGGCAATTTAAATAAATATTTTGATATTGTATTTGCTCCGTATTTATCAATTAGAAACAATTATTTTAGAAACGCTCAAGATATTTTAGAGTATCAAACAACATGAATTTAGTAGATAAAATAGCTTTAGATTGTGGAGTTAAAGTTGGAAAACCTTATATAGATAGGCTATTCATGCCTTTGAAAAATCATGACTTTATAATTTTTGATACAAGAAGTAAATATTCTCATGGCACATATGATTATTTTGGCGATGTATATGATATTATTCGCGCATATTTAAAACAAAATAATATTGAAACATTTCAAATAGCAAATGAAAACTCTCCTCGTTTGCCTTGCGATAAATGTTTTGTAACAATAAATAAGAAGCAAGAAGCTTATCTAATATCAAAAGCTAAGTTAATTATTTCTAACGAAAATTATAGTTTATATTTCGCTTCAATACTAAATACTAAATCAATAGGATTATATTCTATTAATAATCCTAAAAACACTCAACCTATCTGGAACAGAGATTCGCAAATCGTTTTAGAATCTTCAAGAGATGATAATTTACCCAGTTATGGTCAATTAGCAGAAAGCCCCAAAACAGTTAATCTAATCGATCCATATCAAATTGCTAGAAATATTTTAAACTCACTAAATATAAAAAATGATTTAAATAAATTTGAATTAGTTCATCTAGGAAAAAATTTTAATCAAAGAATTATCGAAGTAATACCAGATTTCACAGCTTCCGCAGAAGTATTAAAAGGAGCTTCAATCAATTTAAGATTAGATTACATAGACGATTTAAATCAAAATGTATTTTATTATTGGTTAAGCAACAGAAAAGTAAATATTTTAACAAATAAAAATTTAAATATTAAATCTCTATTGCCATTTAAAAATAATATTATTATGATAACAGTTATCATGTCAGATAATATTGATGAGACATTTTTAAAACAGTGCAAACAAAATGGTTTTCGCGTCAGACTTCATTGTCGAGAACCTGAAAAGATCAAAGATTATCAATATAAATTTTTTGATTGGAATATCGAAAAAGATTTTAAAACAGAATTAAAACTTAAAGGCTTTTCAAATATAAATGAAAAATCTTTTTTTATTAGTTCAAAAGTATTAATTTCAAAAGGTAAACAATTTTCTTGTCGAGCTAATCAATTGCAAAACAAATTTCTTGACAAAACCCAAGAAACTGTTATCTTCTCTGAAACGTTTGAAGAAGAGTTAGATTATTTTAAAATATACAATGAAAGAGAAGAATCAAGTTTCAATTCCTCAACAGCGTAATGCTTGGGGATTAATTGAAGGCATTAATTATATTAATAATGAAGATGGCTCTATTAACTGGAGAGCCATGGTTAAGCCTGATCATTTATTCCCTAATAAAGGATGGTTTGAAACAAGAAAGCAAGTAGTACCAAATAACATTGAAGGATTAGGCGATCATCAACTCTTAATCAAGTTGGCTGGAATTAAAGAAGTAGCAAAGCTTCGTGGTTACAAATCAGTTAAGTACGATATTATTAAGTGTGAATCTAGTTATGTTGCAGTAAAATGCGGTATAACTTGGATTCCAAATTATGAAAGTCAATATGAAAGTTATTATGAAGATGTGGCAAACGCTACGGTCAATAACACTACGGATTTTGCTGTCAAATTTTTGGAGACGATTGCAGCTAATCGCGCATTCATTAGGGCTGTAAGAAACTTTCTTAACATTCATATTGTCGGCAGCGACGAAATTGATTCATCTAAAAAAGGAACTCCAGCCTTATTTGAAGAAGAAGCTGAAACTGCTTTACCCTCGTCTCAAAACATGCTAGAAAAAACAGCAAAAGCTCATGGTCTATCTAGCTTTGAAGAGTTTCAGGATTATTTAAGAAAAGCTTGGAAGATGAATGTTTATCGTAATGAAGAAACAAAAGTTTGGACTTCATACAGCGATATTCCTGCAAAAGAAGCTAGAATTTTAATGTCTATTATTAAAGATAAATAATATAAAATGCATAAGCAATATATTTCAATTCCTATTAAGAAGCTTTCTGACAAAGCTACTATTCCTAGTCAAGGCAGTACTGAAGCTGCTGGATATGATCTTTATGCAGCTGAAAACGTAGTTGTTTATAGCTTGAGCCGAGCATTAATTAAGACAAATATTTCAATTGCAATCCCTGAAGGTTATTATGGACGAATTGCCCCACGATCAGGGCTAGCTTATAAAAATGGAATTGATGTTTTAGCTGGTGTTATTGATTCAGATTATCGTGGCGATATAGGTGTTATTTTATTTAATACGAGCACAACAAATGAGTTTCAAGTAAAAGCAGGCGATAGAATAGCTCAAATCATTATAGAAAAATGCCATAATGTTCATTGGGATTTAGAAGAAAATCTAGATCAGACTAAAAGAGAACAGAAAGGATTCGGTAGTACCGGAGTATGAACTTAAAACATATTAAAAAAATTATAGACAAGCAATTTAAGATTGCTGGTATTGATTTAAAGTATGAAGATGTTTGTAATAACCAGATACCTGAATGGTATAGAAAATTAACTTGTACTCAAGAGCAGAACGAAAAATGGAAGAATTGGACTCTTAAGTATATGAAAGATAAGCTTAAACTTACAAAAGATAAAGCTTATATTGAAACCTCATGGTTAAATTTAAATTACGGACTAAAAGTAAAAAATAAAAAGAATGAAAATTCTAAAAAGTAAATCCGTTTATTATGATGATGTAAATTTAATTGCGCAGCCATCAGAAATAATATCTAGATCGCACATTGAACGTGAACTTCACAGAATTATTGTTTCGCCAATGCAAGCTGTTGTTGGAAAAACATTTGCTCGAACTGCTTATAATTATGGCGTTTCTGTTGCGCTTCATAGATTCTGCAAAATTAACGAATTAATTGAAACATTCAAATATGTCAATGAGAGCAATGATATAAGTAAAGGCAATAAAATTTGGTGTTCTATTGCTTTGAATGATTATTCTTCTTTTGAAGCTTTATATGATAATGGCGCTAGAAATTTCATTATTGATATTGCTAATGGATATTTGAGTTCTGTTGATTCTATGATTAAGTGTTTGAATTATGATTATAAAGGCTCTGAAACTTCAATAATGGTAGGTAACGTTCATACTGAACAAGGTCTTAATTTATATAAAAATTATGATAATGTTTGGGTAAGAGTTGGAATTGGTCAAGGATCAGGTTGCACGACTAAAGATCAAACAGGCTACACAAGAGGTCAAATTACTGAAATTAGTGAATGTTATAATGATAGAGTTAATTCTAATAATATAATTGCAGATGGCGGAATTAAAAATGGTGGCGACGCAGCTAAAGCTTTTGGTGCGGGTGCTGACTATGTTATGATGGGTGGTTATTTCGCTAAAACAAATGAAGCACAAAATGTAATTGATGGTGTTTATCAATTTTGGGGTTCAGCGAGTAAAAAACAATTAGAGTTAAGCGGTAAGAAAAGAGATCACGCTGAAGGCAGAACTTACGATATTGATCAAACACAAATTGAACCCTTAAAGAATAAAATTGATGAATTATGGAGTGCTATTTCTTCTGCTGTTTCTTATTCAGGTTATAATAGTTTAAGTGAATTTATAGGAAGAGGGGTTTATGAAATCAAAGAAAGATAATCTCCTTTTTAATGCATGTAAAATACTTGATACTGATTATGTAGATTATGGCGGCAAAATAACTCGTTGGGCCGATCCAGATAATAATTATTTAGATTGCAGTTGTGGTTGTAAATTTTTCAATCCATTATATAATAATAGGTATGATGGAGCTGATATGGATTTTGGCGTTTGTTTAAATCCAAAAAGTAAAAGATATGGCTTGTTGACATTTGAGCATCAAGCAGGTTTTGGATGTTTCGAAATAGAAAAAATTAAATAACTGAGGCGTCGTATAACGGCTATTACTTCTGGTTTTGGCCCAGAAAATGGAGGTTCGATCCCTTCCGCCTCAGCCACTCTCAATGCAAAATAAATTAGAAGAAATTAAAAAAATCGTTCAAGAACTATCTGACAATATCTATAATGTAAATACAGATCAAAAAACTGCATTCATTATTAAAGAAATCGATAAGCTTGTTCAAAAATGTTATACTGAAATATATAATGTTACTGATACAAAATACCAATTAAATAGTGTAAGTGATAAACATGGACACTGCTGCTAAAATAACGACTCCATGTATTAGAGTTTGTAAATTATTAAATGACGTTTGTTATGCTTGTCAAAGGACAAGACAAGAAATAACGAACTGGTCTTTCTATTCTGAAGATAAAAGAAAAGAAATAATGGAGGAATTAAATGAGCGCAGGAAAAGGAAGTAAACCCAGAAACTGTTTCAGTAAAGATTTTAAAAATAATTACGATTCAATTGATTGGAAAAACAAGGACAAACAATGCCCTACGAATACAAAGCAAAATTCAAAAAAGTCATCGATGGAGACACTTTAATATTAGATATTGATTTGGGTTTCAATATTGTATTATCTAATCAAACTGTAAGATTGATTGGTATCGATACTCCAGAAAGCCGTTCTAAAGACAAGATAGAAAAAATCTTTGGAATTCTTAGTAAAAAAGCTGTCGAAGAATTCATGAAAGCGGAAGATAAATTAATTATTCAAACTGTTTTTAATGACGACAATGAAGATAAATTTGGTAGAATACTTGGTAAAATAATTACTTCTAGCAAAGTATGCTTGAATGATTGGTTGATTGATCATAATTATGCTGTTCTATACAAAGGCGAAAATAAAGAATTAGTTAAACAAGCTCATTTAAAAAATAGAAAAACTTTAATAGATAATAAGATAGTACAAATATCATATGCTGAAGCTGGAATAATTTAGTTTATAAATATATAATAAGCGTGAAGAAACGAAGACAAGATTAATTTCTTGTCTTTTTTTATTTTAAAGTGTAAATAAATTTATGGCTGAATTATTCGCAACTCAAGCGCCTCAAAATGTAAATTGTACTCTTATTTACGATAAAACAAGAGAATTTTATCGACCTTTTACGAATTTTGATTTTGCTGGTGGACAAGCTGGTGTTGATGCTTTCGGTAGACAAAGAGTATCAAATCCAGAAATGATATTTAACACTAAACAGATATTTGATAATCAGCCTTTATATTTTGATGATATTCAAGAAAGTGGCTCTGGCACGACTTCAACATATGATAAAAATAGAGCATCAAGCACATTAGCCGTATCAGCTAATACAACTGGTAAAAGAACGCGACAAACATTTATGCGTTTTAATTATCAGTCAGGTAAAGCGCAATTAATTTTTATAACTGGTATTTTAAAAAAATCAGGTGGCGGTACAGGAATAACTACTAGGATGGGTTATTTCGATGATCAAAACGGTATATTTTTACAAAGATCTGGTTCAACCGTTGGTATTGTTTTAAGATCTTATATAGATGGTTCTGTTTCTGATACGATTGTCACACAGTCTAATTGGAATATAGATCAAATGCAAGGTAATGGACCAAGCGGCGTAGAATTAGATTTCAGTAAAACTCAAATTTTAGTTATAGATTTTGAATGGTTAGGAGTTGGCAGAGTTAGAATTGGTTTTAATGTAGACGGGGTTACATATTATTGCCATGAATTTTTAAATGCTAATAATAAAACAGGAGTTTATATGTCAACTCCTAATTTGCCTGTTAGATATCAAATTGAGAATAACGGTTCTGGTGTTGCTTCATCTATTGAATGTATTTGTTGTGCTGTTATTAGTGAAGGTGGACGCGAAGAAGTTGCAACAAATGGATATATATCAACAAATGGAACTTCAGTAGAAGCTACAAAAACATATTTAAATGCGATTTTAGCGATTAGATTAAAAACTGGTTATGTTGGCACTACAGTTGATATTCTAGATTTAAGTTTAATTACAACAAGTAATGACAATTATGAATGGAAATTAGTTTTAAATCCATCAGGCATAAATGGTTTAAACTATTCTAGTATCGACAACAGTAGTTTGGAATATGCTATTGCGCCTAATCAAACTCATATATCAGGAGGTTATGCTATGGCTGGTGGTTACGCTCAAGCTAAAACTGATATTCAAGCCGATTCACTCAAATCTTTATTAAAATTAGGTTCATCAATTACGGGATTAAGAGATCAATTAGTTTTAGCTTGTTATCCTCTCGGGTCTTCTAATTCTGTAGTTTATGGAGGTTTAAATTATAGAGAATTTAATTAATCTATTTGATTAATTTTTTGTGTAAAAGTTTGTGTGCATAGGTATCTTTATATAGCTTTAAGCTGTATTATTTTAAGCGGATGCGCCGTACTTCGCGGCACTAAAGCTAATACAGCCAGTCAAACAGCTATTATCAAAGAAGAGAAAAAAGCTTTAGATATCGATAAAGCTATTCAAAATAATTCCAATGAACAGTTAAAACAAACCGCTGCTTATGCATACGGAGTAGGCTACTCATTAAATCAAGTCCAGAATCCTTCTGTTGAAGTTATAACAGCAGGCAGAATGAACGACAGAGTAGTTGCAATAGTCGGCGCTCCAAATTTAAAAGAAAGTGAAAGAATCCGCAAATTAGTCGATTATTTAAATTCCGAAATAGACAACGAACGATCTAAAGGAGAAAAAATACTAATAGAAAAAGATAAAGAAATAACCGGGCTTCAAACACAAAAAAATGAATTAGAAAAAAATTACGATGCGCAAATAGAAAAATTAATCGCACAATCCAAAGAAGTAGCTAAAAAATCAGACGAAAAACAAACCACTCTAGATTCGATGAGTGGTCTTATGGGTTTAAATGCTGTATTTTGGGGACTTAAAAAATTTTTTTTTACAACATTAACTTGGATAGTTATATTTGCAATTATATTCTTAATTTTAAGAATCGCTTCAGCAACCAATCCGATAGCTGCTGCTGCATTTTCCATTTTTAATATTATAGGTTCATTTATAATTAATTTATTCAAAACACTCACGCCTCAAGCTTTTGGTCTATGTAATCTTGTTAAAAGTAATGACATGGTTAAATATAAAATCACATTAACTAAAATAGTTGATGTGATTCAAGAATTTAAAACGAAAGAAGATCAGAAAGATGGCGACGAGTTCAGCTTGAATGAATTTTTAACAAAATTATCAATTGATATGGATCAATCTGATAAAAACACTGTAAATGAAATTTTAATAGAAGAAAAGTGGAAAAAATCTTAATATTTTAAAATGAGTGGTTTATCTTTTTTATATAATCATTTAGGCGATATTGCCAGTTTTTTAACTTCAACAGGTATGATTTATCTTTTTATATGTAAAGCTATGAAAAGATTGCAACCATATACCGATCTAACCGATCATGTTGATAGTATAAATTCAGAAATCAAAGATATTAAAAAAGAATTAACAAATAATTCTGGAACTTCATTAAAAGATTTAGTTAGCAATATAAGAGTAGATGTTAAATCCAACACTGAATTAACAACTACTATTTTAAATAGACAAAGATGGATGTTAGATAATCGCTCAGAACCAATTTTTGAAACAAATAAAGAAGGTAAATTCACTTGGGTTAATGATTCTTTTATTAGATTAACAGATCGTGGATTTAAAGATTTAAAAGATAATAACTGGATAAATATTTTACACGAAGATGTTAGAAGCGATGTGACTAAAGATTGGTATTTAGCTTTACAAACAGCAAGAAATTTCGAACACACAGTAAAAATTACAGATGGTAAAAATAATTGTTTTCAAGCTAAAATAATAGCTCATAGACAAGAAGATGGAAATTATATTGGCACATTAAATAATATAGTTAAAAATAATTAAGAAAATTATTGCAATCCTCATCGATTCTGATAACATGCAGTCATGTCGGGTTATGCTAATCAGATAACCACTTTATTATTAGATAATTCTTTTTTACCTTATTCGTTCTTAACAGGGCGAGCAGCATTCATTCATTTAATTAAAAATAATATTAAATGTTTTGATGCTTCAGAAAATATCGTAGATAATAATTTTGAATGGTTTAGAAACGAAGGGCTTTCATTCTATGAAGATCAGCCTTTTTTAACTTCGAAAGATAAGATTTGGTTCATTCCCACCATTGCAGTTATCAAGAAAAGTTTTTTCTATAATAGAAAAAGAATGCCGCGCACTCTCAACATTCAAAAATTATGTTTGATTTTTGATTATACTTGTCAAATTTGTTATGAAAGATTTGATAAAAGCCAGCTAACAATCGAACATCTATTTCCTAAAAGCAAAGGCGGAACAAAAGAATTAGAAAACATTACTTTAACTTGTCATAAATGCAATCAGATTAAAAAAGATATATATCCTTTCTTGAATGTTAAGAATGAATCTATATCATCTGTACCAATGCCTATACCAGTTCTTCCTACTAAACCTACTAAAATAAGAGAAGAATGGCGCAAATACTTTCTATATAAGAAATTATAGTATGAACGTTTCAGAATTCGAAAGAACAAAACCAACAATCACATTAAAGAAAATTAATAATTTAATTTCTTTGATTGATGATGAAAGAGAAAAAACAGAAAATCTCTATAAAGACAGAGTTAAAAGCTTAGAAAAAATTAATGATATGCTTAAAGATTTGAAGAATAGTTTCAAAAAGGGTGAATAATGAGCTATCTTCAAGCAAATATACCAATACAATCAGCTTATCTTGATAAATCTTTTTTGAAAAATGAAGAAGCTGGTACGATTGATGAATATTTGCCTGTAGAAATATTTTCTATCACTTCTATTCCAAGAAGGTGTTTATTATTTAATGTAATGAGTGAATACGGCGCTCAATTTACAAGAGTGCCAATTCAATATTTAAAAAATAAACTGAATTGCGCAACTATTTATCCATTGGATTGGATACAATTATGGGATAGTTTCAGTTATTATTTCAATATAATAAGATTTGACTATTTGAAAAACAGCAATGCTTATATAATTCTTAAAAATAAAGAAAAGATTGTAGGCAAATATGTTTTTACTATTGATTGGTGCAATAGCGAAGAATACAATTTAGGTTATTCAGAAGTTCAAGGTGGTCATAAATTAGCTCATGTATTTTGGGGCGAAAATGGACAAATGTTCGCTCAACCTAGCAATAGATGTTTATTCAGAGATTCTGGCGCTTGGATTTCTAAAAAGTTGCCTGATGATTTTAAAACATGGAAAGTTTTCTCAAAAGAATTTACTTGTGAAGGTAATGCATATAAATGGACTGCTGGTGATGATGAATTAATGTTTTATGAATTTGACAGAGACAAGATTAACTAAATCAGAATATGGTTGTTATCTAGCTTTAGCTGCTAGATCAAGATCAGAAGATCCACATACGCAAGTTGGAACAGTGCTTTTTGATGAAGACTGGCGAACTGTTTCAACTGGTTTCAATGGTTTTGCTCCTCAATTAATACCGCATGATGATATAATTCAAAACAGACCATTAAAGTCCGATTTAATTAATCACGCTGAAATAAATGCTATTTTATACTCCTCTCGCCAACCGTATTACGCTTGTATGGTTTATAGCCCATGTATTCACTGCGCCAAAACAATCGCGGCTTCTAAAATAAAAGAAATTTATTTTCTTAAGCAATACAGGAAGTCCAATAGTGAAACACTTGATGTCAAATATATGGATATTTTTAATTTTTCAGGAATAAAATACAATCAACTATCTATTGATAGTTTAAACAAGATTTTATTTTGGATAGATAAGGATAAAGAATTTATCAAATCTTTAATATGACGGCCAAAAATTTATATTTAAAAACAGGAAAATTTTTAAAAGATGAATCGAATAAAATAATGCGTAAACTTATTCATTCAAAAGATAAAAAAACTTTAAATCAAGCTAGAAAAGAATTAGCCGCAATACGACGACGAATAGCTATCGAAATCGAATTACTAGAGAAGTTTAGTGAAGAAAATGATTGACACGACATGGGTTTCTGATATTATTGGCCTCGTTAGCGTTACAACTATATAAATACTATGAATAATAATGAAAAGCAGAGTGACTGGAAGAAAAGAGAAAAAGGCGCTTTTTGGAAAAAAACAAAAGGAAGCACCACTTATTTGACAGGTTATCTTTCAGTAACCGATCCTTTTGGAAATGTAATTAAAGAGCGTGTGATTATGTTTTCAAACAAAACAAAGACTAATGAAAACGCTCCTGATTTTATTCTATATAAATCTGAAGATCAAAATACAGAAAATGAGCCAAAGGCTGTCGCTGCAAAGCCAAAGCCTGTAAAGAAGGAGGTTAAGCAGCCGGAACCATCAAATGACGATGAGATTCCTGAAATCACAGATTAAGTAGTTAGCCCCCAGAAATGGGGGTTTTTTATGATCAAAATCGAAAATTATAAATTGTTTGTTAACTCGAAAGATTTTGAATATTTAGTAAAAAAAGCAGAAATAGAATTAGCAGGTAGTAAATTACCATATTCAGAATCTTTAAAAAAATATCTTAAAAAATGTATAAATGATGAATCAATATTAGTATTATATGAAAATGAGTTGCCTATTGGTTTTTATATCATATATATTAACAATAGAAGAGTTGAATTAAGTTTTACTTATATAGTATCTCAATACAGGAATAAAGGTTACAGCCATGAATTACGAATAGCTGCAATCGAAAAGTTCAAAGACAAATACGATAAAATTGAAACTTATATATTAAAAAACAATATAGCATCGCTAAAAGGACTAGAAAAACTTTTAGAAATATATAAACCTCAATATGAAAAAAAACAAATTGTTGATCAATTCGGGAACCAATCATATCACTTTATCATACAAGGATTTAAATAAATCGTTTAATGATTTTGCAATAGATAAATTAAGCAGTAAAAAGTTAACAAAAAACGAGAAAAAACTATTGAATTTTATTTTAAATATTTTGCATACATATGATATAAACGAATTGATGCCAGCTAGTTCAATGATCGCTTTTATGATGGGAGGTTGCGGTTTAGATTATCCACAGGTATTATCTTCAGCTATAAATTCTTTTGGCGGTAATCATTTTTGTTTTACAAAGATGGCCGAATTCATGATTAATAATTTTACTACTCATGAGGATTATTATCCAGGTTTTGGACATCCAATATTTAAAGATAAAGATCCAAGAGTAGAAGCTATTTTGCAAAAAATGAAATCATTAAATATTAAAAGTCCAACAGTGAATAAGTGTTTAAATTTTTCAAAACAAAAAAAATTAATTTTAAATATAGGCGGTGTTTCTGTTGCTATATTATTAGATCTAGGTTTCGATAAATATACGGTGAATTATTTTCCTATTATTTCTAGAATGCTGGGAATAACTCTTATTTATAAAAAAATAAAGCAAAACAAATTAAGATTTGCTACGTCTTTAGATAATATAGACAAATATAAAAATTTATTTCAGCATTCAAGCCTTGACAATGTTTAACTTTCTTGATAAGGTTCATACCTATGAAGCTTGGACTAGTTTGTATCTCTGAACTTTTGCGTGAAAAATCTCCCGAGTTGAAGTTCAAAACCATGACTCGCACTCAGTTCCTTAAGAAAGATAGAGAAGAGTCTATACAAGAACTTTCGCGTAGAATTTCGCATAATCTAACTGTTACAATTGAAACAATCAAACACTGCAAAGAGATAGGAATTAAACACTATCGCATTTCTTGTAAGTTGTTTCCTCTTATAACCGATCCAACTCTTAAACTCGACCTAAGTCTTTTTCCTTATTTCAATGTAATTGAGCAAAAGTTAATTGAAATTGGCAGAACCGCCAAGGAATTAAATATATCCGTTTCAGTTCATCCTGATCAGTTTGTTGTGCTTGGTTCTGAATCAGATGATATTTGCGCTAATTCCATACGTGAATTAAATTTTCATGCTTGGGTGTTAGATATGATGCGTATGCCACAGGATTTTACTTGTCCGATTAATATTCATCCTAGTTTGTCAAATTTTTCTAGCGCTGAGAATTTTGTTAAGAAATTTATTCTTAACTTTTTTCAATGCGATATTGGTGTTAGAAACCGTTTGGTATTAGAAAATGAAGATAAAGGATTTTGGAATTGTTCTAATCTTTATGAATATTTTCATTTATTCATGAAGGCTTCGTATACATTTCATATTCCATTGACTTTGGATAATTTGCATGATGAGTGCAATCCTAGTTATGATGTAGAAGGTAAGGTTATTCCTTATCAGAAACACTATATGAAATTTTATCAAACTTGGCCTGTTCCTCCTGTATTTCATTGGAGCGAAGGGATTAATGGAACACTTAAACATGCAGATAAACTAACGATTCCTCCTCCAGACATGGGATTAGATTGCACTTATGAAATTGAAGTAAAAAAGAAAGATAAAGGGTTCTTACAATTTCTTCCAAAAAAATCAGCTATTGCTATTTAAAATGTTTAACATTTATATATTATTATATAATGAAAAGCGTTACAATTAAGATTGGTGATGATGATTTGACTGATTTAGCTAATATTTTTAAAAATGAGGCTTCATTTAAGCCTATGGCTAAAGAAGATCGTTTGATTATTCAAATTCTAAAACAAGTTTTAGACAATCCTAAAAATGAGATTATCGAGGCACAAGTTATCGATTCATGAAGGCTAAATTAAATATAGTCGGCTCAAATGAAGGCGGATCTTTTTTAAAAGAATATCAAGATCAAATTGTTAACATTGAGAGTTTATATAAAAATATTGAAGCTAACGCTCCACCACTTGGAATACTCAGAACAGAAAATAATAAACAATTAAGCATTCAATTAATAGATATTAGATTTATCCAAGAATCTATTTATATACAATGCTTTGTTATGAAAGAAGATGATAGCAAAGGCGGTAAAGTTCTGATTCAATTAAAACCTATCGGTGAATAAATGTTTCCAGAAATCAAGAGTATTTTTGAGAAATATGATGATCATGTTTTTATAGTATCTGTTAAAATTGACGATATAAAAGCTTATGACAGTTTAGACTGTTTAAAAAATATAATGTTTCTTGATATTATATCAGAATTATTATCAAACGATGAAATTAAATATATTTTAAATGATGATTTCAAATACGAAGTCGCAAAACAACTAATTTTAGAGAATTTACGATTCTATAAATTACAAGAATATATAATTTTAGTTCTTAAAATAAATAAACTCCCCGAAATAACAGAAAACTCTTGACTTTTACATAAACATACAATATACTTTACCCGAATTTTGTACGATTGTACAAATACATAAAAACTAAATATATGAATGAGACTGCTACTATTACTCAACCTGTTGTCTTGTTGAATGCTATCACCAAGGCGACGCCTGAACAAATCGACACGCTGTGGTCGATTCTAAAGTATAAGGAGATCGGCATCTATCGAAAGATCAAGTGTATGAGTTCTGTGCTTGGTTTGAATTTTGATTCAGTGGTTACTGATCTTCCAAAAGATGAAAATGGCAGAATTCTAGATTTTAAGACTCGCCATTTGATTCATGATGTTCTAATCAAGAATTCCTAATAATGAATAAAAGATATATTGTTCGTGATAAGGACGGCGCATATCAGTCTGCTTATAATCTATCCTTTGGTAAGGATAAGGCTTATGATTGGGCTTTGCAATGTGCTAAGTCTATTAATGGAATAATTTATTATTCAGAAGGAGAAAATACAAAAGAACAAGAGGTGTATAGGGCACCTGATCCTAAAAAGTAGAAGTAGGACTAGGAAGGTTTGCGGTCATCCTTAAAACCGCTTTTGTTTTATTCAAATGAAGAAGTGTGATATCTGTCGTAAAGAGACGACTTTATTAGAGGATCTTGATTATTGTTCTGTTTGCACAGATTGTTTAATAGAAATTGAAGATACAAATAAGCAAGACGATTTATTCAAAGATATACAAATAAATGAAGAATAAAAAACCCCGCAATCGCGGGGTTTTGTTTTTTCTTATTTGTGATTTTCTTTTTTTGGATGATCTTGGCGATCTGGATGTACTTTTCTAGGACCATGACGCTTTTTGCGTTTTCCTTCTTGTTTTTGTTCTTTGTTTGGTTTTTTATGTTCTTGATTTTGTTTAGGTTCGTCAGCGAATAAATTTGCTGAAAATAATAAAGCGATTATAAATATGATGTATTTCATATAATATATTATACATAGTTATTTTATAAAAAGAAAAACTTTTACAATTCCTTTACAAAAAATATATGAATGATGTATTTACAGATATTTATCTGAAAAAAGAATGGCAACAAATAATAGGAACTTTTTCTGGTCCCGGCGCTTCATTAGAATGCTCAAGTCCATATTTAGATTTTTTGCAAAATTTTATTAAAGATAATAATATTAAATCTATCTTAGATATCGGATGTGGCGATTTTAATTTGATGCAACATCTAAATTTTGAAAATTTAAATTATAAAGGCGTTGATGTCGTTCAATTTTTAGTGGAAGAAAATAATAAAAAATATTCAAAATCAAATATAAAATTTGAGCATAAAGATTTAACTACACAAAAAGAGACAGAAATTTATGATCTGATTTTAATTAAAGATGTATTTCAGCATCTTTCGTTCAAAAATATTTTTCTTATATTAGAAAACATTAAAGGTAAAAATATATTGATTTCTAATGATTATTACAAGAATTATAATTTAGATATAGATGATGGCGGTTGGAGATATGTTGATATGTCATATCAACCTTTTAATTTGAAAGGTGACTATATTTTTCAGTGGCCTGTTTTAAGCACTACTAAAAAAGTATTTCATTATAAAAATGAATAAAAACACTCCAGAATACTACGGTTATACTATAGGTCAAAATATAGTACCATATATTAATAAATGTATCGATGAAAATGGCGAATGTTATGTTTCAGAAGGTGAACATGTTTTTGGTCGCAATGATGAAGAATGGCATAAAGGTCATGTTTGGTCTGATAGTTGTATAACATGGGGTTGGAATAGGCATCATAATATTAAGTTAATTGGTGCTGGTCATGGTAAAACAATTTTCAAATTAATAGATAAAGTAAATAGTAGAAATTTATTTGGAACACCTGATCCAATTATTCACATGTTATCAACAAATTATGACGTTAGTTGCGATAATAATTTAATAGAAGGTATAACATTTGATGGCAATTACCAAAACAATCATGATATTAGTACTGTTTGCGCGATGAGGATTCGCGGTTCTAATAATACAGTAAAAAATTGTCGATTTATCAATTTTGGTGTTGGCGATAAATCAGATCATGAATGTTTTCAAGTCTTTTGTGTAGGATATGGTAAATTAGACGAAGGTTCTAAAATATTAAATAACATATTTGAATCTGTCGGCAAAAAGAAAAATAGCAAACAAGGGCATTGTCCCGAAAATACATTTGTTGCAGTTGGCGGCAAAGCGCCACAAATAAAATATAATACATTTAAAAACTGCGAATTTGATACAGTAAATCAACAAAGTCCATTACATGCGATTACAATTGCTGATTCTTTAAATGCAGAAATAACAGATAATATATTTGAAAACTTTCAAGGTAATTGCATTTACATAGATAGTTGGAAAAATAAAAATGCTGTAATAGTGAACAACCGTGGTACAAATATATGGATTTTTATAGCTCTTACGTGTCAGTATTGGCAAAATCAAGATCAAATTAGTTACAGTGAAGATTTTTGCATAGAAAACAATGAAGTTGTTTTAAGCAATGGGGATGTATATTATCAATGGGACCGGCAACCAATTGCGTCTGTGTTTTTTGCTTATAACCATGACCCTCAATTAAATATTAATATACATACAGGATTCAAAAATGTTATTGCAAAAGATAATAAAATCACTTTAGGCCATCGAATAATTAATGGCACTGTTGAAGCAAGCAATGTTTTGAAATGTTATTGGGGATATATGGCAAGTACTGATAAAATCCTATTGACAAACAATCAAATTTTCAGTAATATACCTAAACCAATTGAGAAGCTATCTATCTTTAGAAGATTTATTAATTGGTTATTAAATATATTCAAATAATTATGAAGAGACTAATCGCACTACTATCTATTATTACTGCACTCACGGCCAACGCTTTGGATTTCTCCATTGTTGGAAGTGGAAACACTCAAACTCAAGGACCAACTACGCCAACACAGTTTGCTACTGGTCTTCGTTTCGAAACTTTTGTTACTGATGCTATTAGCATTGGCGCTGTTCAATCGTTTGGATTGACTGCTGTTGATAATGTATTGTTTAATACTGAAGTATTTACTGCTTACAATATTAACTATACAATTTTTGGAATGAAGAATACTGTATTCGCTGGCGGCGATGTTAATCTAGCTTATGGCGATGGAACTCAAAGCGCGTGGAAAGCTGGACCAATTCTAGGCAATCGATTTTTCCTAACTGATAATACTTATATTCTCGCCCAAGCTGCTTACGATGTAGCTTTGAATGGCGTATCGAATAATCAGGTTCGATATACGTTAGGTTTGGCTTTTAGATTTTAATTAGAATAATCTAAAAAATTTGTGTATTATCCAGTAGGGGCCAAACCCTACTGGATTTTTATTTATGAAATGGGTTAAATTCCTGATAGTTAGTTTATTTCTTGTTTTTAATTTATATTCGCAAGTCATAACAAATACTGCTACATTATATTCTAACGTTACTCAAGCAGATAATAGTGTTATAACAGTTCCTATTCCTATAACTATTGTTAGAACTAATGGAAGAATTGCCGAATTGTCATTAAATATTAGTAACGTTTCTCAAAATGCAAAACAAATCAATTTAAGAGTATATGAATTAATTTATACCACAAATGTTGTTGAGACACCGCTAACAAATTCTACTACTACTGGAGATACAACAGGTGGAAGTACTGGAGACACAACAGGTGGTACAGGCAGCACAGATGGTGGAACAACAAGTGGAGATACTGGAGGTACAACAGGTGGAACTACAGGAGGTACAACTGGAGGATCAACAACTGGTTCTACTGGCGGAAGCACAGGCGGCACAACTGGAGGAGGAACAACATCAACAAATTATGTATATGTAACAAATAGTGTTACATTAAACGTAACTTTACAAACTCAAACTGGGACAACAAATGACGTACAGATACCCGCTCAAACTGTTTGGCATAATGATCAATTAGAAAATATATTATTTGATATAACGAGCCTTCCACCTGATGCAATTATATTGAGATTTAGAATATTAGATTATATTTATGATGAAAACGGTAATCTAGTAGGACCACAAGGATCAGGTACAAATAGCGGAGGAAGTGGAACTGGAGGATCTGGAACTGGTACAGGTGGAAGTGATACTGGATCTGGAGATTCAGGAACTGGCGGTGCGGATTCTGGGGGCGGATCGACAAGTCCACCATCAGCAGATACTATACAATTTCCAGTAGAAGTACTTGGTGCTGATCAACACACAGAAGAATTTAAATTAGTTCTTAATGATAATTTAAATGATATCTACGGCGCAAGATTCACTATACACGGTTTAGGATTTACAAATAAAGCTTCGGTTAGTATTAATGGATCACAATGGATTCCATTAAATAACAGAACGGTTATATTTCCAAGAAAATTTGAAAGAATATGGGTCGGAATTGGCGGTTTTCAAAACACATTAACAATGGTATTACCATTTGCCAGTAACAACATTATTCCTAGCGTAACTAATACGATTAAATTTAAGTTTAATGATATCACAAAACAAACCGTTGGATATAGAGTATTAAATGCTGATATTGTAAGAAGACAGGATACCGCTGAAAAAGAATATACATTTGGACATCTTACAGGCAGGTTTTATACAAATACAGTTTATAACTACACGCCTACAACACTTGCTACAACCAAGGTTATTGATGATCCTAAAAATTGGACACCAGCATCAAGTGATCCTGTTGTGATTAATCAAGGAAAAGATTTATGGTTTAACGGTGATATTTCAGAGCGAGGAGTTGCTTTAAATGCTAAGTGTGGTGATTGTCATTTTACAGACGGATATGATTTGAAGTATTTCAATTATAGTGATAAATCAATTATAGCACGAAGTAAATATCATGGTTTGAGCGAGCAACAAGGTTTAGCATTAGCATCTTATATTCGTAGTTTGGATGTGCCATATCAAGAAAAAGGCAGACCTTGGAATCCACTTTATCAACCCGGACCCGGCATGAGTACTGTGCCAATTGACAATTGGGCTGCTGGTGCAGGCATGGATTGGGTATTAGATGATGATATAAAATCATTTAATTATATTTTTCCTAACGGAACACAAGATGGAATTGTATACAATGGTGTAGTTCAACCAATAGACATAAACAAAGCATACAACATTCATGAAATACCAATTGCAATGCAACTGCCAGATTGGAATCATTGGTTGCCTAAAGTTCATTTGAAAGATAGTGCGCCTGAAATCTGGGATTGGAGTTTGACGAAAGATGGTGGCAGTGGTCGTAGATTCTTTGATTGGTTTATGGGTAGTATACCAAAAGATCAAGGAATGAAAGGTCTTGTTCAAATAATGAGATCATATGGAGAAAATACTGGTTATCAGTTGGTTCACATGGATCAATTCTTTCAGAAGAAATATTTTGATGCTGGAAAACGAATTCAATACATGAATGACATAAGAATGGCGTATCGTCATTGGGTAACCGTAAGAACATTAGAAATCATGCAAAAATGGAAGATGCAAGATTTGGGTCATGATATTCTTGAAGATAATGCTAATACAAGAGATCAATGGGGAGAAAGAGGAGCAAGATCATATATTGATTTAGGTAAGTTAGATAAAATCAAAGCACAATTTGGTAACAGTTATACGAATGTATTCAATGATAGAAGATGGTTTGCGAACAGTTTGCCTTTCCATCTAGCTCCACACATTGGAAATCTTGTAGCAGTGACGGATCAAAACGATCCTAATTTCACTTATGAACCTTATGGTGATCAGTCTCCACAATGGTATCAACTACAAATGTATCTTGATGATAGCAATAGAATGCCAGAATATAACATAATTGATTGGGGATATTTACATAACTTCTTGTGGGGAGCAACAAGTCAATGGGGACAATTAGCAAACTACAGTTTATATACAGGTAAACACAATGCTTTACAATTCATAAACACTTTAAAATCATATGAAGCATATGCATTTAATGGAGATTACAAAGGTTTGCTTGAAGGGCTTTTAGATGATCATCATCCGCACATAAGATTATTTGGAGGTACTGTTCTTTTACATGCCGATAGTTCAAGTGCAAATAAATTTAATGAGTTCACAATGCATTATATTGATGCGTTACATACAAAAGAAAAGAAAGACATGATGGTCGGCATGTACAATCAAATACATAAAATACAAATAGATGTATTAGAACAAAATCCACAAATTGCAGACTATAATAATCTTACAATGTCTGAAAACTTTTTAAGATATATGGGTGGTGATCCAAATCTAATTCAAAGATTTGTTAATTTTAGAAAATCAAAATGGCCTAATGATACTTGGACAAGTCAGATCAAACATCTTTGGCCTCAACCATTCTATCCTGCTTTGTAAAAATATAGCTTGACAAAACAATTGTTTTTGCTTATTATTTTTGCATGTTCGTATTCGAAAAATTAGGCAACGATAGATACGTTATAAAGTCACACGAAAGAATAAATGGCCGTCTTCTGAAAGATGATGACGGCTATTTTTATTACTGGCCTGAATTTAGAAATGAAAAGTGCTGGGACGCACTAACCATGAAAGTGATTGCCAAAAAACTAGATGAATTAAATAAAGATTGGGATCGCGAATTAAATTCTAATTTTATTTCTAAAATAAAAATTATTGCATGATTTTTATGGATGAGTTTACATATAGAATATCTACAGAATTAATTTATACTGTTTTTGCTTTATATGTGCTCTTCGTAATATATATTAAAAAGAAAAAATAAGCGTTGACTTTTCAGAGTTTTCTGATATATTGATTTAAATGATTAACGAGAAAAACAATAATAAAGTTGAACTAATTGGTTTTTACGGTAATGATCAAATTCATGCTTGTTCAGCTTGGACTTCTACAAGTAGAGATCTTTCAGATGAAAAAGTTAATAGAATTCCTAAGCTTCTTAAAATGTTGGCTGATGCGGGGCATCATACTCCTTTTGAAAAGTCTAGCCTACATTTCTTGGTGGACACTGATATTGCTAGCCACATTCATATCATTAAGCATCGTGTCGGTGTATCTGTTAATGGAGAATCTGCTCGTTATAAGGAAATAAAAGAAGATAAATATTTGATTCCTGATGATTGGAAAGGCATCAAATGCACCGCTATAGGTGCTACTACGGGAATAGGTGGTCTTTTTAGTGAAGACTTAGAAGGTATTGATTGGTCAATAATTTTAAGCGAATATACTAAAATCGGAAATTTACTTTATCATGCTTCTTTCAAAGATCTTGAACCAGTTTTAGGTCGTAAGCGAGCTAAAGAATCGGCGCGTTATTTTAAAACTTATGGCTCTCAAATTCAAGCTGATGTTATGTTTAATTGGCGCAGCTTTTATCACTTCTTAAGTCTTCGGAATAAAGAAGACGCTCAAAAAGAAATCAGAGAAATCGCCGCGCACATGCTTCATTTAGTAAAGAGTATCGAAGGCAATCCTTTTCAACACACAATTGCTGCTTTTGGTCTATGACAATACAAGAAGTAAAAGAATCATACGGTTCTGAATTATTGACAATGGATGGTTATGATGACTGCATTGAAGGTATTGTAACGCGAGTCAATCAAGTTCCATTTATTATTTATAATTACGAAAAAGTAATTACTAAATTGATGAAACAAGGTATGACTTATCATGAAGCTGTAGACTTTCACGAATTTAATCAAGCTTGTGTTTGGATTGGTGAAAGCACACCAGCTTTTTTACATAAGATAGATGAGTAATGAAGATTTATCTACCAGTTATTTGTTATAATCATACTGTATTGTCTCATTATATGTTTAGTATAATGAGATTAATATTTGAGGGACAAAAGAAAAACATATCATTCAGTTTAGACTGTATTTATTTTGATAGTTTAATCGCAAGAGCAAGAAACGCCGCAGCCGCGAATTTTGTTAATAAAATGGATTGCGATTATATGATGTTTATAGATACAGATATTTCTTTTGAGCCAAAAAGCTTTTTTTCTTTAATTAATAGAAATAAAGATGTTATATCTGGTTTATATCCTAAAAAATATATCAGTGCTGAAAAATTAAGTAAACTTGTTTTACTAAATGGCCCGATTCTTCCTGATAATTATAATCAATTATGTACAGATTTTGCTACAGAGATTAATCTAAAGAAAGAGCCACAACAAGTTGAAGAAGTTAATTATGCAGCAACTGGTTTTATGCTTATCAAAAAGAAAGCTTTATTAGATATAATTAAAAAGCGTCCAGATATTAGTTACAAAAATGATATTGATGGTTATGCTAGCTATGGCGATACTTTTTATGATTTATTTCCATGCAAAATAAATACTCAAACAAAAAAGTATGAGGCTGAAGATTATGGTTTTTGCGATCTATATAGAAGTGTTGGCGGCAAACTTTATGTAGATACAACATGCGAGCTTACGCATTATGGCTGGAAGGGGTATGAAGGAAATTATCATCAACAATCTATAATTTTTAATCGTGAACCTAGTTATCTGCCTACCCGGAAATAATTTTTCGGGCGCTTTTCTTGATAGTTTTTTGCAGTTTTATAATTGGTGTTCTATCAATAATATTAATGCTATCATATCTCGTAGATATGAATGTAATATATATTATGTTAGAAATATGTGCCTTGGTGGTGATAGCACGAAAGGTGAAAATCAAAAACCTTGGCAAGGCAAAGTTAATTATGATTACATGTTGTGGATAGATAGCGATATTATTTTTCATCCAAATGATTTTATTAAACTATATAATCTCAAAAAAGAAATCGCGTCTGGATTATATTTTATGCAAAATGGTCAACAGTTTGCTACAGTTCAAGATTGGAACGAAAAAACTTTTGAAGAAACTGGCAGATTTGAATTTTTAACACAGGAATATTTAAAAAATCAAAATAAACCTTTTATTGTTGACTATACAGGATTTGGTTTTATACTGATAAAAAATGGCGTTTTTGAAAAACTAAAATACCCGTGGTTCAGACCAATATGGAAAAAGTTTGGCAATGTAACTGAGTTCACAATGGAAGATGTAGCTTTTTGTCATTTAGTTAAAGAATTGAATCTCGATGTTTGGGTACATCCAGAAGTAATTGTGAAACACGAAAAGAAAATTTTATTATAAATGAGCAAGTACAAGTATACAATTAAAATTCATCTTGTAAAAGATTTTGAAGAGTTGCAGAATATTTTGAATGACTATGGTCAATCGGGCCGTCGTGTTTTTCGTGTAGAAAAAATGGATCATTGTATTTACGAAGGTGGCACTTGCAAATATGTAGTTTATTTAGAAGAGAGAATAAAAAAAACTAAAAATGGATAATTCACCAGTTAATATCGTTATCGTTTCTGAAAAAGAAGAGAAGAAATATCATCGCCTAAAGGAAAAAGAAAACATGCAAGTTGGCGATTTAGTTCATATTGTTAATGATAAATACGCTTTAATAAATGAAGGCTGTATACTTGCAAAGAAAAAAGCTTCTGAAAACGATAAAATACTAAGAAAGAAATGAATTTAATTTTAACAATAAAATAATGTTAGATTTCTAAGCTAAGATCGTGTAATATAAAGTGTGCAAAACACAAATTATTATAATTATTTTTTTGATTCCAGTAAAATAACTAAAGAAATAGCTTATACATTAGGTTTAATGTGGGCGGATGGATATATTTATCCTAGACAAAATAGTATTTCCATAACATGCATCAAATCCGATTTAGATGATGTTACTGATGTTATAACAAAAACAGCTAATTGGAAAAAATATATAAGAAAAGCTAAAGGAGTAAGAAAAGAACAATTAACATTTATGATTCACAATAAAAATTTTTGTGAATTATTGGCTGAATATAAGTATGTTTCAAAAAAATATGATTCTGCCAATGCAATAATAAAAATTATTCCTATTGAATTACAAAAATACTGGTGGCGAGGTTTTTTAGATGGAGATGGATGCATTTATACAACTAAGAATTATCAAGTTTTTTTTACTTCAGCTTTAAATCAGGATTGGAGTTTCATTGATCTTTTACCAATAAAAGTCAATTGGAAAATTATTAAAAAAGAAACCAATAAAGGAAGTTACTCTCGAAGATTATTGAATAATAAAAAAGATTGTTTGATTTTATTAAATTATATTTATGATGATTATGAAAATGATAAAATAGGTTTCACTAGAAAGTATGCTAAATTTTTAGAAGTGAAAAAACAAAAAATTAAAAAATTTCGCGGTAAAGGATATTATCTCAATAAAAAAGTAAATAAATGGTGCGCTAGAATAACTATTAACAATAAAGAAATAGCTTTAGGATATTTTAAAACAGAAGATGAAGCTAAAAAAGCTGTTTTGAATAAAAGAAAAGAATTAATTTTAAAAAAATGAAAAACAAAAGACCTTATTATATATTTTTAGATGATGAGCGTTTTCCAAAAGACGTAAAATGGACAAAGATTCCTGATTTACATTGGACAGTTATAAGAAATTATAGTAATTTTAAAGTACTTATAGAGTTAAAAGGCTATTTACCAGAATTTATTTCTTTTGATCATGATTTGGCAGACTATTCCAAATATACAGAAAAAACTGGGTATGATTGTGCAAAATGGTTAATTCAATATTGTTCAGAAAATAATTTAAAAATACCAGATTATACTGTGCATTCTTTAAATCCTATCGGCGCAAAAAATATTATTAATTTATTAGAAAGTTATAAACAATATGCATAAGATTTTATTATTGTTTATACCTATATTTTGTTCCGGTTGTCTTGTTTTTTTAAGATATCATTTTGAAGATGCTCTTAATAACTTACCGCCAAATTATAAACTAATCAGATTAACAAATACTTATATTGATTATAGTTTATATGGTACTAATTATCGGGCTTATTATACAGGCGATGAAGGTAAAATATATAAAACGCTTATTTTGAAATAAAATCATTATCTTTAGCATCAGAATCTACAGACTTTTGACCGAAATACCAACCAACAGCAGCCATAACTAAACTATTTAAAGCTTCGTTTTTAATTTCTAAAAAAACTGTGGTCGAAAAAATAACTATTAGTGTAAATACAATTATCGCTCTTACTGAAACTCCACCTATATTAGATTCGTTATTCATAAATTTTATTACACCATGACTGATCAAAGATACAATGAATTAATGTCAGAAAAAGATGTAGAAATAACCGACAAAGAATTTAATGATGGCTGGCATTTTTGTATAGATTGGGACGGCCAACTTGTTGGTCCGGGTATGCATTCTATGCAGTTTTGTCGCTGTAAAGGCGTAAACAAATCAAAACATAAAGAAATTTATAGCAAGATACCCGATCAAGGTTATTTAGAAGATTGGGCATCTTAAACAAAATCTGGATATATCTTAAAAACATCTAGATACCAGAAATCAAAACTTAAAAATCTAAAATCATCGTCGCAACCACAGTTTTTTGCGATGTATGATTTTTTTATTGTATATTCTTCTTGACAGTACTCGCAGAACATACTATATTCTAACCTGCAAAAGAGTCGAATAGTGAACAATATTGTTACAAATATACAACAAATCGTATTTGACTCTTATAAATTAATATTTATTATATAATATTATGAACTTTCAAATGGCTAATTTCGTAAAAAATCTATTAAAAGAAAGCTGTTCTTTAAATAGATTGGCTGAAGAATTTTATAATAAATTTGGTTCAACTGAATATTGTAAAGGTCCAACAGGACATTATTATGTCCGAGGAAAAAAGCTGCCACAATTTTCGACTTTTGATGGTAACGATATAAAAACTACTGCTTCTTCGATTTTAAACGAGCGGTTATGAAGAAAAAGGTTTTAAAAAAAGCTGTTAATATAGCTCATGCGATGTGTCCGAGTATGCGTAAAAACGGATTACGCGCATCTCATGTTGCTTTTCTAGTAAAGAAAAACAGAATAGTAAAAATCGGTTGGAATAAACCAAAAACAAATCCAAATAGCGAAAAATATCCGTATATTGGTGCTACTGGTGAAAAGATAACTGTAAATACTCACGCGGAGTTAGATGTAATACTGAAGGCGAACGAGGAGGATTTATCTGATCACGAAATTGTTGTTTTAAGAGTTGACGGCGAGGGAAAATTGAATAATAGTAAGCCCTGCAATGGTTGCTCGCATCTGATAAAACAATTTTCAATTAAAAAAATTTACTACTCAAATTCTAAAGGAGAAATCTCTAATATTTAATATATGAACAAAGATCTATTTTATAATCGGCCATATCCTGTTAAGTCTGATGATTTGAAGTATGACGGAAAGAATATTATCATTCCTTCTTATTATACTTCTATTCTTCTTGATTATCTAAAGACAACTGATACTCATGACATGAATGATGCTGATAAGGAAGATTTTAAAGCTTTTAAAAATTTCTTGTACGATGTTCAAGAGTATAAAAATAAAGGAAATTAATGAAAGAGATTTTAGTATTTGCTCATAATTATTTAGTTAATGATTGGTTTGATATTGTACAAGATCAATTGAATTTACTTTTAAGTAAAGGTTTGTATAATGCTTCGCATAAAATATATTATTGTGCATACAGTTCAGATTTGTTTCAAATTTATAAATTCATTGACTTAATTAAGAAGCTTGATACTAAAAATAAAATAAATATTATTGTGCATCCATATAATGATGGTGAAAAAAACACTATCATACTGCTACAAGAAATTTGTAAATCTTATGAAAACGCATTTGTCTTATATTATCACGCAAAAGGAGTTACATCAATTGTTCATTGTGATAGAGTTCGCAGAAATATTAAATCATGGCGTGAAATGTTGAATTATTTCAATATAGAAAAATGGGAATCATCTGTTTTATCGTTGAATAATCATGATGTTTTTGGTGTGATGCGTGGAGAATTTTCGTATCCAAATACCAGTGAAATTAAAACAATATATCCAGGAAATTTTTGGTGGGCAAGATCAAGTCATATTAATAAATTACCAGATGTTAAACAATTAAACAATCATTCAGATTTAGAATCTTTAATAACATCTATTCCTCATAGCTGGGCTAATGCTGATATGAGTTATGCAGGTAATATATACGAGCGTTATTTTGATCCTCAAGAGTATAGAAACGATTAAAAATTATGGGTCTTTACGATACTATTAAATGTAAATATTCACTTCCCATGCCAGATGATCCTAAAGGATATTCTGGTTCTGAATATTTCCAAACTAAAGATTTAGATTGTTGTCTCGGATATTATGAAATTCGAGAAGACGGTGTTTTATGGAGCGAGCATCGAGAAAGTGAATATGTAGCAGGAAATCCTAAAGGGAAAAGCTTGATGGAAAAATTAGGTCGAATCGAAACTAAAAATAGTTGGTTCGAGCCTGATTATTTTCATGGTACAATAGAAATGTATGATTATATTGATCATGACAATAGCAAAGATTTCGATTATTTCATTTCTTATGAAATACAATTTGATAAAGGAACTGTAAAAAATATCAGATTGTTAAATTTCGAAGCCACTCCTAATCAAAAAAGAAAAGAAAAAGATAAGATTTTTAACGAAAATCTGCGTAAAGATTACGAGTTTCGGCAGACTAAAAAATATAAATACATTTACGCGCCATATAATAAAGCAATAAGATATATTTTTAAAAAAATATATAATATTAGTAGTAAAATACCTTCATTGATATTAAAATTAGAAAATAAAATATCATTATGAAATTTAAAAACTTCGAAGATGTAGAATATGAATTAATATTCGCAATACCAAAGTTTAGTCGTGCTGTGGAAGGTTTGTGCGATAGTCCAGATACAGAGAGACCACAAATAATTGTAGATCCGCAGCTATTAAAAAGAAGAAAGCTTAATGTCCTTATAGAAGAGGTTTTTCACGCTCATCTATATGATTTGCCTGAATGGAAAGCTAGAAAATTTGCTGCTAATTTAGGTAAATTGATTTATAGCACTTTCATGGCAGAACCTTCAAGAAGGTGTGCCCGTAGAAAGCCAAGGAAGCGGAGGCTGAACAACAGGAGGAGTGATTTGATTTAAAATCTGTTGACCTGCACCGCTTTCAAATGCATTTTTTTGATCTTGTCCAATTGTATCCCAAACCCAAGTAAGTACTTGATTCTCAGTTAGATTTGCGTAAGGAATAAACTCTCCTGTATTTAGTGGCACCGAAGTGCAAGAATAAACTCTGCCATTAAAAGGACCGCCGCTTACTCCAGAGTAGTATGACAAACAATCCCAATGGACTGTAAAAACATAATCAACATATCCACTGAAATCGGGATAACAATCCATTGCGCCTACTCTCCATGTATAACCGATATCGCTCATATTTATAAAAAATATACACTATATTAATTGATAAATAGAAAAATTAAAGCTCAATAGTGAGCGATATACTTACAAATATATAGATTTTCTAATAAACAACAGTATAATATTTCACATTTATAAATACTAAATGTATTTTTATTTATTAAATATGAAAAAATGTTTATACTGTGAAGAATATATAGACACTGAGAACGATGATTTCCAAAAGGTAGGCAAAAAAATTATTTGTGCTTTTTGCTATGAAGATTATGCAGATGAATTAGATAATTTCGGCGCAGAAGATGATGATATAGAAGAAGAGAATGAAGATAATTAAAAATATATTCTCTTTATTATTATTTATAAGTGTAAATATATATAGCGCAAAATAAAACTGGTCCAACTTTTTTTCAAAAGTTCCAGTAAAGCCTCATAGCGCATTCATCACCTGTGTTTTGAAAGTGAGGCTTCTTTTTCCCCAAAAGTAGCAAAATCGCGATTTTAGGCCGTTTTTTGAAGATTTTTACCTGTTGACAAACCTAAAAAACCTGATACTCTGATCACCGTATGCTGAACACCGAAAAGAAACTGCGTGGCCGCCCCAAGGGAGCCACTTCTTGTATCAACATCACTTTGGGAGATCTTCTCTCAAAGATTGGCACCAATCCTGCTACTGAGATTCAGGTCGGCAGGACGTGGCTTGCAAAGTTCAACGTCGTTGACGTTGAGACTAACAAGGAAGTCGATGAGCTTCCTGAGAACATCAAGCAGCAGCTAGAAGAGAACTCTAAGGTCGAGTTTGTCATTAGCTGATCATGTTTGATTCACTAGTGGGTCAAGTGGAAGTAAAGCGTAAGCTGGCGTTCTATGCGTCAGCTTACGCAACTTCTCGCACCGTACCGTTTCTCAACTTTATCGGTGCTCGCGGTTTGGGCAAGACGAATTTTGTTCGTGCTTTCTCGAAATCGCTGCTGGATAGCAATGGACAGAAAAAGCCATTGCTTGAGATTAACAGTTCAAGCATCAAATCTTCTGCACATTTCTTTGAGCAGATTTTTATTAATCATGTTCAAGATAAAGAAGTTGTGCTGTTTTTTGATGAGTGCCACTGTCTTCCTGAGAATTTAGTATTTGCTTTTCTTACAATTCTAAATACAGAAGAAGGAAATGTTAAGCATTATAATCATGGCGACAATCTTTTTGTTTTTGATTTTACAAAAATAAATATATTGTTTGCAACTACTGAATCAGATAAGATCTTTCTACCACTGAGAGATAGATTAACTACAATAGAATTTGCTGATTATTCTAATAATGAATTAGAGCATATTTTTAAGTTGAATCTTCCTCAGATTGAAATTGATAATGATGCGCTTGCAATGCTGGCTGATACTTCAAGGGGAAATGCACGGTCATGCGTTCTCCGGGCCAAGGAAGTAGCATTGTATTGCAAAAACTACAACGTCAAGAAGTTTACTATTGACGACGCCAAGAAGTTGGTTTATATTCTCGGCATACTACCTCACGGTTTGAACCGGATTGAGTGGCAGATACTAAATATTTTGCGTCAAAATGGACATTGTTCTTTGTCTGCTTTGGCTGCAAAAACAGGTTTGTCACGCACTGCGATTCAAAAAGACCATGAGTTGTTTTTGATTAAGAAAAATTTAATCCACATTGATGGACTTAGAATGCTAACTACAAGCGGTGCAAAAGTTCTTCTAGAAAATAAAGTATAATTTATTATGATTGTTCAATATATTCACGATCCAAAAAAGAATAAGCTGCGTGGCGTTCTTGTGGCAAGACGACCAATGGAAAATAATTTTCCAATTATTAGTTGGTCATACACAAACGTAAAAGCTGGTGATCGCTTTGACAAGATTCGCGGTTATAATATTGCAGTTTGTCGTTTTACGACGAAAACCAATGCGGTAATTCCGCATCATGTTAAAAAAGTGTGTAATAATTTTAAGAAAAGAGTTGCAAAATACTATAAAGTAGATATAAATAGTATTAATATTGTTGGTAAGGGTGAGAATTTTTAGTTAGTGGCCTCCTAAGCATAGGCAGCGATGCAGGGGTTTTGTAAACCTCAGAGTTCGGCGCAAGCCCGGAAGGAGGCTCCACTTCAAAAAATCGCTTGACAAGTGTGTGTGTTTGATGTAGAGTTAGTGCGTTGAAAGTGAGTTAGTAGCAGGTTGGAGAAGTAGTCTATCTCGTCACGCTCATAACGTGAAGATCGCTGGTGCAAATCCAGCACCTGCTCCCAAATTTTTCTCTCTTGACAGAGGCAATATTCTAAGATAGAGTATTGAAGTTCTTTAAAATGGGATCGAAGCATTAAAGTGATGCAATGGTCTTTTAAACCATAGAAGAGGGAGCGTTACCCTCCGGTCCTACCAATTTATTTTTGTTCTTTTTATAATTACGGGCCTTTAGCTTAATGGTTAAAGCAGCGAACTCATTTAATAAAAGTGCCTTATAGAAGAAATTCTATATTGAATCGCGTCAAAGTCGGTGAAACCTAAACTACAAATAGTAGGCAATACCGAGCCAAGCTGTAGAAATACAGAAGGTGTAGAGACTTGACGGCGCGTTCCTAAAGTAGAAATACTATGGAAGTGGTAAAGTCCAGAGAGAATAGAAATATTCACAAATCCGAATTCGTTGAGTGAAGGTTCAAATCCTTCAAGGCCCCCCATTTTATTCTGTTCTTTTACATTTTGAATCAATAATATTTGTTATTATATCTACAAATTTTTGAACTCTGTCTGGTTTGAAATAAGAAATACTAGATACATCAATAATGCATAATTCTATATTCCGTTCTAAACAAGCTTGAAATTTTCTTTGATCATTATTTTGTGTTCTTAAAAGTTTTTCTTTACCATAAATAGGTTCATAATGAAAAATACCATTTAATTCAAAAGCTAATTTCAAATCAGGAATATAAATATCTAACTCAGAATTAATAGTATCAATTCTATTAAAATGAAATTCTAAATCAGGATAACGATTTGGTAAAATTTCAGATAAATAAATTTCAAATTTAGATCTTCTACAACCATGAGTTTTATGAGTGTTGTTGTATGTTGCGGCGCATGATCTGTTACAAAAAGAATTTGGATGCCTTCGATGTTCTCCTGCTACTTTGAAAAATTCACTTCCGCATTGCTTGCATTCAACTTTAATTTTTGTAATTTGTTTAATACCTTGGCATTTATTCGAACAATAATGTTTTGTTTGATTCTTTAATTTAAGATCGCTTTTTATTTGAGCTTGTCTTCTTTTAAAAATTTTTTGACAAGAATCGCATTTAACATCTAAAAGATCCATTGATTTATAATTAGAAATTTGATCTATAGAAATTAATAACATAATATATATTATATACATGATAAGATTCGAAATGTGAAATTCAAATCTTTTGATGTTGACAAGAGCAAGTTTTCAGAGTAGATTGTTCGTGTTCTTTAAATGCATCTGTAGCTCAATTTCAGAGCCAACTCTTTATAAGGGTTAGGTTGCGCGTGAGAGTCGCGCCAGATGCACCAATTTTTCCCTTGACAAAGGGCGTATCCAATAGTAGGATATGTACGTTCTTTAAAATTGAAGGTTCTGTCGGGCAGTGGCGAAATGGCAGACGCATTATTACGGTGCATTTATAGCGAAAGCTATATCTAAACGGTGTAAATTCGGCGAACGGTTTAACCTCCCAACGCCGAGCGAAATCTCGAAAGAGAGACGTGTAGAGACTATAATCACCCATCTAAAGTAGTAATACTAAGATGAAGGCATAGTCCAGACTACAAACAGAGAAATCTGGTAACGAAAGTTATAGTAGTACGCAGACTTAAAATCTGAAGGTAGAAATACCGTAGGGATTCGAGTTCCCTCTGCCCGACAGAGCCTTTAATTTATAAATTTTGCAGCAATGAGGGCAGTCGTCACTAAGACGTAGCTTAAGGTAGCCAGTGAAAAGCCTCTCGGAAAGGATCTGGTAGAAATCAGGACATTTAATTAGCGTAAAGTAGATGATGCTTTTCGAATCATCCGAGCTAAAGTATGTCGATATCTGATTGGGAACACATTAAGCACTGAACAACCTGATCTGCAATTTTTGCAGCAATGACGGGAGTCGGTAATTGACCGTAGTTTGGGGCGCTGGAAATTCCGGGCACCAGACAACTCAGCGACGTGATCTGCAAAAAAACATACAGTGCGCCCAAGCGATCTTGTTTTGAGTCGCTTTACACTGAGCAAAAAATGGGCATTTAGTTCTTTTATAATAATTTTTAGGTTCAACCGCTAATGAAAGGTGTCACCTATTGGTTTAGGGGATGGACACTGCGGATCGGAAAATAACCAATACACCGCATGAACCTAAAATTTCTTGCTAGAAGGAGAAAGAGGCTCATGCCTCTGTCCTGTAAGTTTTTAAATAAACGAGAAAGGCACTTTTAGCAAGATTAATGCCCCGATGATGAAATTGGATATCATGTTTCGCTTCTAACGAAAACTTCCAGATTCGAGTTCTGGTCGGGGTGCCACTTTAACTCTAGAGTATTTCAATGGTAGAAAAGCGAACTGTTAATTCGTTAGTTGGAAGTTCGAGTCTTCCCTCTAGAGCCAATTTTTATTCGATGTCAGCAGGCTCACTATGCTGAAAAAAGATATATTAGTTCGAAATAATATAGTCGTGGAGAGTGAGTGGGTTAATTTATATGCAAATATAAATAATAATAAGCTTCTAGAGCTTTCCCTTAAACCAACATCGAATAATTCGGGAGTATCGTATAGCAGCAATTACAGGAGACTGTAAATCTCCCGGCGCAAGCCTACATAGGTGCAAGTCCTATTGCTCCCATTTTTCTTTTATGAAATCATCTACAGCTACATTAATTAAAGCATTAGATATACTATCTAATGAAATACAATCAGAAGATGGTGTTGCTAATGCTGCATTAGCTGAAGCGGCAGATAGACTAAAAATGCTTGACAAGCGTGTTATTGAACTAGAAGATACGATATATAATGTAATCAAGCAACTGGAAGAAATTCAATAAAATTGAACATTCATGTTCCAGAAGAGATAAGAAAAAAATATCCACATATAGAATTTCGCGGTAAACTTAAACGAATTAAGAATCGCGATGTTCTTGTTGCGTTTAATCCTGCATTAAATACTACATTTCATTATTCTTTTCAAGAAGATTTTTTTTGGTTCGCGGGTCAGATACCTGATTATATTTTAGATGTCACATAAGAAACATTATACTATTTAATGTTTCATATACTGAACAATATTTATTTAAATGATTAATTTTGTAGTTTGGCTGAGTATTTTCTTGCTTCTTCTTGCTGTTGCGATTACTGTTTTGTTCGACGAAGATGACGATCATGAAAATTAATGCTATTCAATGCCCTTCTTGCGGCGATATCGTTTTCAGCCGCGCACGTCACGATATGCGATGGTGTAATTGTGGCGAAGTTGCCATAGATGGCGGTTTCGATTATGCTAAAGTCAGTTATTTAACTTCTTCTCCTAAACGAGTTGAGATTGAAGTAAATGCTACAAAAGCTGAACTATATAATGATTGGAATAATCGTATTGATAATTTTGGTTTAATTAAAAATAAATAATTAGAATGACAAGCAGTAATTATAGTTCTTTTAAAAAGAGACTTGACAACATCATCTCAAGTCTTGATTCTATCAAGGAAGATATCGAACACGCTGGAGGTTTTCAGACCGACACGATGAGTGAAGAATTCCTTGACAACATGGAGAGCGCGGTGATAAGTTTGCAGGACTGCATGGACAATTTAGAGTCTGATGAAGCAGTAAAATCCTATAAAGATTCAGATGAAAATCCAGACGTATATTAAAAAACTACAACAGATTGCAAAAAATAATCCAGATGCAATTGTTATTTATTCGTCAGATGAAGAAGGAAATAGTTTCAACGAAGTGTTGCGCGAGCCAGAAGTAATTTACTACAATCGCGAAGAACGAGAGATTAATGATGTTAAATATGATGGTTTTGTGACTGCTGTTTGTATCAACTAAATACTATATACATTATGCTTAATAAAGAACAAATGTTTATTGTTCACGAATTCATTGACAAGAATGCAACTAAAAATGTTTGGAACGTCAGTGATGAATTGATTAAAATGGTTTTTGAAGTTGTAGACGCGCAAGACTCTAATCAAATCAAATTGCTTGACGAGAAGCTGAAAGCACTGCAAGCTATTCCAGCATGATCATGATTACTATCTACAAAGATTTGCATAACGAGTACAGTCTTTCCTATCTAGTTGCAAAAAATAATGAGCACAATGATATGTATCAGTTCGTTAAATTTCATCTAGAAGATTGGGAAGTCGGCCAATACATGGGTGGTAATTAATACCGCTTGACAAGTGAAGTTTTTGCTCTATACTGTACCCACAACAATAAAAAATTATGGGACTTGATTCTTATTTGAGTGTGACTGTTAGCGTTGATAAAAGAGATGCAAACTATCAGAAAGTAATTGATACTTTGCGTATCAAACCTGATCGAAGTGCTTCTTGGGTAGACGTTAATCATAATGTAGCTTATTGGCGAAAAGCTAATGCTATTCATTCTTGGTTTGTAAAGAATGTTCAAGATGGTGTTGATGATTGTCGCAAGGCTTTTGTATCGCGAGATCAACTAGAAAAACTTGTAGATCTTTGTATTGATGTTAAAAACAATAAATTAAAGCCTGAAAATAGTTTGCCTACACAATCTGGCTTCTTCTTTGGATCCACAGAATATGACGATTATTATACGCGAGATCTTGAATATACTATTGATGTCATATCTAGTATTTTAATGAATCCTGATTATAAAGAAGCAGATTTTTATTACCGATCTAGCTGGTAATTAATACAATGAAATTGCTTGATCTATTTTGTTGTGCTGGCGGCGCTGGCATGGGTTATAATAAAGCTGGTTTTGATGTTACTGGTGTTGATATTAAAGATCAGCCTAATTATCCTTTTACATTCATTAAAAATGATGTAATGGAAGTATTACAAGATAAAGATTTCTTGTCTCAATTCGATGTAATACATGCCTCGCCACCTTGTCAAGGTTATAGCAAAGCAACAAAAGATGATTCAGTTTATGTTCATTATTCTCAAGGCAAGCAAACTCCTAAACTGATTGAACCAGTTAGAAATGCTTTGATTCAGACTGGTAAATACTATATTATTGAAAACGTTGTTGGCGCAAAGAATGATTTGATTGAGCCGTTTTATTTGACTGGATTTATGTTTGATCTGCCGATTGAACGTAAAAGATTTTTTGAAACAAATTTTCCAGTCAAACAACCTGAAGCAAAAGCAAAGCGAGGCTTTACTAAAAAATACGCTGAAAAGAATAACATAGATTATCGCGATATGAGCGTTACTGGAAAGTCTCGTCGCAAAGGCTCGATTGATGTATGGCGCAAAGTCATGGAAATGCCTTGGGCTGGTCGCGGTTGGGAGTTGACAGAGGCTATACCTCCAGCATATACTCACTACATCGGTGAGCAACTGAAGGTGCATCTGAAAAATTAAACAATTGATTTTTAAGAAATTGAAAGTAAAATAAGAGGCAAATTGACGGCATTTTGGTATCTTGCTAGTTAGACATCTGCCTGCGGCGTAATCAAATAAAATCGCTGCCTTTTAATTTCTTACCCTTACTTATAAAACAGTAAGGGTTTTTTAATATTTATCATTCTTTGACAAATTATCTTCAGCCCAAAGAGGTTGAAGATTCGTGTAGTGAACAGCTTGTAATAGTTGTTCTTTATCCGTTAAATCAAATGAACTTAATGGTTTTATATGATCAATATGCCAACCATAAAATCCATGATTTTCCCAAGACATTCCGGGTTTGAATTTGGATTCTAAATAAACTTTAAGTTCATCTATACTACAGCCTAAATCTTTTACAGCACTACCAGATTTATAATTACCTCTCAAAGCAGATTTCAATCTTGATCGTAATGAACGAGACAGTCTAGCATTAACATTTTTTTTATTAGCATAATATTGTTTTCTTTTCTCATTAATTTTATCTCTGTTATTATTATAATAAATTTTTTTTTGCGTTTTTTCTTGTTCTTTGTTTATAGATCGCCAAATTTCTTTTCGTAATTTCACTTTCTCTTTATTGGCTTCAACATAAGCTTTTCCCCATTTTTTTATCTTATCTTTATTAGCTTCGCGCCAAACTTTGTTCACTGTTTTTACTTTATCTTTATTAGCTTTACGATAATCTTTAGCATATTTATTTGCTTTATTTTTATTAAGCTTACGATAAATTCTTTGATAGATCTTCCATCTCAATTTCTTATCAGTAATATTTTTCCAACTGTTTAAAGTTAAATCATTACCTTCCAATGAAAATTCGAGTTGCATTTGATAATATTATAATTTTTCATTTCCTAAATTAAAGAAAAAATTTCTTGACTTCTTCAAACCATATCTTATACTAAGCCATGTTTAAATTCAGAGTCTGGGATAAGAAAAAAAATAAGTATTTAGATAATAGTTATGCACAAGCTATTACAAATAATGGTAAACTAATTATTGGCGACAGTGATTACTATACTTCATTTACAAATACAAATGAAGATGACTATATTGTAGAATATTGTACCGGATATAAGTCTATAAATAATGAAGATATTTATGTAAATGACTACATTGAGTATAAGCTAGGTTTGAAAATGGTTCGCGGGCGAGTTGTCTATGATCACTTTGCATATTATGTTGCCGAGATTCGCGGTGGTTATATGCAATTTACTCAGCAAAATTATACAATAATTGGTAATTATAATACAAATCCTGTTAATTAATAAAATATGAAAGCAAAATTAGAGTACAATTTGCCCGAGGATCAATCGCTGTTTGATGCTGCCTGTAAGGCAACTGATATGCGGAGCGCCGTTTCTGATTTCGATAATGAGCTTAGAAATTGGATAAAGCACGGCCACGATTTTAAGAATGCCGACGATGCTTTAGAGAAGGTTCGAGAGTCTTTGTATGTTTACTTAAATAGTTATGGTATAAATATACATGAGTAATTACATATTCAGAATTTGGGATAAAGAAGCTCAAAAATATGTAATGACCGGCGCACTTTACGGATGTGAAGGTGTTGCCGGTTTATCTACTTATTTCAATCGTAAAACACATATTGTACAACAATTTAGTGGCTTGACTGATGTAAATGGTGAGAAGATTTTTGAAGGCGATGTATTAAAATATGGAACCAAATTAGGCATTGTTAATTTCACTTATGGATGTTTTTATGTTGACAATCTTGCATTGAATGAGTTTATTTGTAATGAAATTTCTGCTTCAATGGATTATCCGTGGATTGAATTAGAAAAATTTGGTAATGTATTAGAACATCCACAATTAATTAAATGAATAAAGATCAAAAATTTATAATGTGCGACTGTCATAGTCACGCTCTTGTTGTTGAAAGATTTGATGACGAAGAAGAAGTTTATATTGCATTATTTGAGCGCAGATTAGATGGCAGAAAGCTGTCATTTATAGAACGAATCAAATGGTGTTGGCAAATTCTTAGACATGGTAATCCTTGGAATGATTTGATTGTTTTAAATAAGGAAAAGCAAAAAGAACTTGCTGAATTTTTAAATCATTAATATGAGTGACCGTTTTAAATTCAGAATATTTTCTTTTTTAGAAAAGTCTTTCTATTTTTTCTCTATTGGAGATTGTGAAGATGGTTATCCTCAAGGCATTGCTGGTGGAGTTAGTGAAATTCAACAATATACAGGTTGTCACGATTCATCCAACAAAGACATTTATGAAGGTGACATTGTTAAGTGGGGTAATTTAAATTATATTGTAGAATGGAATCATACAGCTTATAAATGGCAAGGCAGATGTCCATATTATCATCCATATAATCATCCAACTACAGAACATTTTAGAGACTTAATGAATGGTGTTATTGTTGGTAATATTTTTGAGAACAAAGAATTATTAAGTTAATATGAATAAAAGTGTTACTGAATTGTGTGCCGATTATCCCAATTTGGCAGAATATATTGTTCAATTGGAGAAACGAGAAAATAAACTTCTTAGAATTTTATATATGATTCGTAGTGGGAATGCTCCCCTATATGACTCTGATGACGCTATTAATTTTCAAAACGAAGTGGATGATATACTTGACCCGTGGATTAGAAAAAATATTAATAAAGTATGAATAACCGATTTAAATTTAGAGTGTGGGATAAAATGAGATTACAATTCATTTATCCTCATAATGACAATCAACAACACTTTATCATTGATTTAAATGGACGCTTCCATAATTTACAAAATGGTAGCGGTGGTGAGGATTATGTAATCCAACAATATACAGGTTTAAATGATAAAAACAATAATCCTATTTTTGAAGGTGATATTGTTTCATTTTCATATAGAGCAAGCGAACACGATATAGAAGAAGAAATCGGTAAAGTGTTCTTTTCTGAGGGTATCTTTTATTTCGGCAAAAGTTTATTTGCTTCTAATGACAGTAATTTTATTACTGAGTCAATTAAAGTAATTGGCAATATTTTTAATCCACCCTGCAACTTCGATGCGAACAACGAGTGTTTGATTTGCGATGATATTATTGATAATTGTCAGTTTAAAAATAAATAACCATGAAATATAAAGTTACATATTATGATTATGATACTGATTCAACGATAACTAAAAATTGTATTAATATTGATTATAATACAAATGATAAAACTTTCAGTTTTTATCCAGTAGATGATCCTCCTCGCATTTATAAATCTGTTATTATAGACCATCCAACAGTTAGTATTTGTCAAAATGATCGTGGGCTTAGAATTACTGTAGATGGTTATCAATGTATAAAATCAGGTGGCTATTGGAAAACAAAAACAATTATTGAAAGCGTAAATAAATAGTCATGAGTTCATTTAAATATAAAAAAGTAAAAGATTATAAGGTTGAAGTTAGAACTAAAAATAATATTCTAGTTGCAACGATGGAAGAAGATGTAGATGGATTTTTTTATTTGTGGATTGAAGACGTGAATGGAGCTTGGCATTCACAAATTCTGCGCGAACTTGCAGATAAGCTTGACAAACTCAACAGAGAGTGGGATATTAAGATCCAACAAGATATTGGAAAGTAATTATGACTGATTCAGAAATCAATAAAACTATTGCTGAATATATTCAATGGAAGCCAGCAATCATTCCAAGAGACATGACTGGTAAGCCATTTGAAGGATGGGATATTCCGCCTGATTATTGCAATAATTTAAATGAAATGCATGAGGCGGAGAAAATGCTAACAGCAGAACAAGCACGTTCCTATGACAAAGAACTTCAAAAGATTGGCTTTAGAAACCGTTTAGCTGGCGCATTTTGGTTGTGGCACTTTTCGGCAGCATGGAAAGCTGAAGCATTTCTAAAAACTATCGGTAAATGGAAATAATAATATGAATGAATCTGAACTACTATCTATACTTCGCGATTCTAAATTTAAAAAAGAGTTGACGGCCAAAAAAACCGCCGAATTAGTTGAGGATAAAAAATATGTTGTTACTGGTTTTGTAGTAACAGATAAAAATGGTGATGTTGGTATAATTGATAAATCTGCTGTTAGATGGCTTGACAAGCATGATTTTTTTAGTATGATGCATGAATATGAACAATAAAGAAATACAATTTAGCGCCGAAAAGCTAATTGAAAGCGTTCAATCTTTTGCAAAAGATTTAGTAAGTTTAAATAATCAAAACTACTACATGGAAAAAGAGATAAATGAATTACAAAAATACAAATCATTTGTAAAATCATTGTTGAATCCTGATGAATATGGTCACGCTGTAACTGCTGAAGTGCGCGATCAAGCACGAATTTTGCTGGGTATGAAGCCAGTTGAAAGTAAATTAAAGAAATAATATGACCCCCGAACGCCAACAATATCTAATCAAAACTTTTCCTAAGATTTATACAGATAGCGGCGAAAATACGCCATTTAATCTGTTTCATTTTGAATGTGATGATGGTTGGTTTTTAATTCTAGTTAGACTTAGCCAATACATTCAAAAATATATTGATCAAAATAATGAATGGGCAGTTAAATATCCAGATCAATATAAAATAGTGCCCCAAGTTAAAGCTTTACAGATTAAAGAAAAGTTTGGTTCGTTGCGATATTATTTTACTGGTGGTGATGAACATATTTCTGCTATTGTAAGTTTTGTAGAATATAGTAGCAGTTTTACTTGTGAAACTACTGGTAAAACAGAAGATGTTGGGCGCAATAAAAAAGGCTGGATTAAAACTCATCATGTCAGTCTAGCTCGCGGCAATGATTTTAATTTTATTGATGATGAAGAACTTCGCAAGCTATATCTTTCCAAATAAAAAGTTTTTGACTTCCCACCAAAAACCTGTAGAATGTTTCCACGATGAATGATTACCGAACTGAAGCTGAGAACGAATTGGCCGCTTATACTGCTTATGAACAAGTCCGGGCTGGCATAAACATTGGAACGGTGCTTAAGAATCTGGGTCGTTACGATCAGGGTGTTGTGGACGCTGCTACTGGTGCTGGCAAGCCTAAACCTACAGTCAAGAAAGCCAAGAAAGCCAAGAAAAAGTAAAAAAAGCGGTTGACTTCTTCTGTGGTTGGTGTACACTATTTTCACGATGAAGACAAATCATACTTATTATTTTGACTTTACAGTTTCCAATGAAAAAGAGAGTCAAGAAACTCTACAGGAGTTAACAGATGAAATTTTCGGTAATCGTGGCAGTGTAGAGATTGTTGAGAAGTTATTTGATATTACATTTGCTTCTGGTATTGAGAATGGCAGGCTGATCTTCTTGAATTTGGATGGTGAAGATAGTGAAAATGATTATTTGATGAATAAGTATGACGGCAAGGTTTTGTTGACTACACCGCCATTAGATCATCAAACAAATAAGCCATTCGCCAAAACCAAACTCACTTTCAAGATTGAAACGAAAGAGATTGATAATGGATTTGTTGAGGTAACGGGGTTTATTAACTCCAAAATCAGAAATAC